TCACCGTCATGTAATTCAATCAGGTGACGACTACTCATCTGAACCCGCTAACGTACAGGCTATTTGTGTAGCCGCATTTGGAGACTAAGACATGGCTACATGGACTATCGCAAACCTTGAGCGTAACTTGGCAGACGGCGGTGTAACCGTTGCACACTGGCGTGTTACTGAATCTGAAACTGTTGGTGACGACACATTCACTGCCTCTGCATACGGCACGTGTGGCTTTACACCCGACGCTGACGCTGATGACTTTGTTGCTTACGACAGTCTGACAGAAGAAGTAGTTATGGGCTGGGTACACGCAGAGGTAGATCAAGACGCTACTGAAGCGGCACTAACAGCTAACATTGAAGCGCAAAAGAACCCTGTGTCTGCTGATGGTATGCCTTGGTAAATTATGCGTTATTGGCTGTTGTTTGCGTTGATGACTTTATCGCTGTCAGGGTTTGCCCAGACTAGAGAGCAAGTTGAAGTCGAAGGTGAGGTAGAAATAGAAGGAGTGCCTTCTGAACTACCAGATAACAGCCAAGAAGGTGATTTAAATACTAACACGCAAGTAGGTGGCAACAATACCTCTGGAAGCTACAACACCAACAAAACTTATAATGGTGCAGGCTCAAGTGGTATGCCAGTAAACACAGCAATCAGTCCTAGTCTTATGTCTAACGGATCTGAAAGCTGTCTCCAAAGCACTACAGGAGGCCTACAGCTTTTAAGTGTTGGTGTGTCTTCAGGCAAATACACACAGGATGTTGAGTGTAATCGCCGTAGAGACGCAATAACTTTAAGCAACATGGGTATGAAAGTAGCAGCTGTATCGCTAATGTGTCAAAACCCAAACGTATGGAGGGCTATGTTTATGTCTGCTACGCCTTGTCCGATTGTAAAAAATGGCAAGCTAGTAGTTGGCAGAAACGCATTACTCGAAATAAAACAAAATCCTGAGTTACACATTACTGATTACTTAGACAACAAAAACCTTTACGATAGCTTACTAGGAGTAGGTACGAATGAATCAACTGAGGTTGAAAGCACTATTAGCGTCTCTGATCGTTTCCGCACCAGCGTACAGTAACGAGATTGATAACCTAGTAAACGCATCTCAGTCTATTCGAGATAGTTTTAAGTATGGTATTCAAGCTGTTGGTGGTATGCACTCTTATGCATCCCAAGGAAAAATAGCTCCTACAGGTACAACAGAAGGCGGTAAGATTAGTTACGACCAATCTGATGCGTACAATCAAGCTTTAGCCGCAGTACAGAACGCAGTTTATACGTACAATCCCGGCGCTCAAGAATACTTTGACAATCAGGCCGACCAAGCTATGAACGAAGTAAACACAGCAGTCGATACTTTTGTTGAAGCTAGTCAAGCTGTAATAGAAGTAGTTGTTGTAAATCAAATGGCTGAAGATGCTCAGAATGCTGGTGATGAACGTGGTGCTATGGCCCTTCAAGAGTACATAGAAGCTAATGACGTTGTTCTAGCAGACGCAGAAGTAGACTTCTACAACGAGTCTTTAGAAAATGTTGAGTCAGCCGCACAGGTTGCAGCAGCTTATTTTGCTGTAGCCAACGACGAAGACTTAGTAGCCGCAGCAGATGATATGGCCTATGACATTCGTGTCACATATCAAGAAGCTGCCACATCATTTTTTGATGCTGCTACACAGGCTGTATGGGTTTCGTTTGATGGTGGTGAAACAATACAAGGTTTAGCGCTTGGCGGATACTTTGTAACTGTTGAAGCTATTATTGTTGAGGGCGAACAAACAGACTTCTTCAGGACTTCCCCCGAAGGTGGTTGTTGGTTTGCTGTAGATTATGAGGCCTGTATCAATGGCGCTTGATGATTTAGAACTAAACATAGGCGGTCAATCGTTTAAAGGTGTTTATGTTGCAGTAGTTGTTTCTTTTGCATCAACTATTGCTGGAGGAATCTGGGCAACCAGTGAGTTCTTTAGTCGCTTAGAAGCTCAGGAAGCCGCTGTACAAGACGCTGGAGTTACTGCTGCTACCCTAGAGGCTAGGTTCGAAGATTTACGTGAAAGTCAATCTACAGCCTTACAGGGCTATGAAGTCATTATATCTAACATGCAACAGAGCCTTGAAGACAATGACGTAGCAAGTTTACAAGGAAAGTTGGCTGAATTGGGTACAAACCTTGAAGCCATTATGCAAGCACAACAGGACTTACTAGACTTACGAGACCGTGTAGCTGCTGTAGAAAAAAGTAATTCAGAATCTGTACTTAAAGTAGAAAACAGAGTTGAGTCGCTAAAGGACACAAATGAGCGTCTAAAGCGTATACAAAAAGAAATAGACGATCTATGGCTTGGCCTAGATTCTTTAGCGAACCCACTAGGATAAAAAGATGTCTAAGACTGAAGAACTTTTAGCACGTATCGAAGGCCATGAAAAAGAATGTGCTGTTCGTTATGAAATGATTCAACGGCAGTTAGATTCTGGCGTAAAGCGTTTCGATAAGCTAGAAAGAATGGTCATGTCTATTTATCCATTTATTATAGCAAGTATTGTTTTTGCGGAGTATTTTCGATGAAGTTTGATGTAATTAAAGGGATATTGGGCGAAATAGCCCCTACGATTGGAACAGCCCTTGGTGGCCCTGTTGGTGGTGCAGCAGCAAGCATGTTAGCAGATGTGTTGGGATGTGATCCTACGCCACAAAAAATTGAAAAGGCTCTTGCACAAGCTACGCCAGAACAACTGGCAGAAATTAAAAAAGCAGAACTAGACTTCGAAGTTCGCATGAAGGAACTAGAAGTAGACGTGTTTGCTCTAGAAACAAAAGATACGCAACACGCTAGAGATTCATTTAAAGAAGATTGGACTGCACGAGCTATTGCACTTGTTTCTGTTGCGCTTTTTGGTGGATACATTCTTTTAGTAACAATACAACCGCCAGATGCGAATGACGACGGTATTGTAAATCTTGTATTAGGCTACCTTGGAGGCATCGTGTCTTCTGTAGTTAGCTTTTACTTTGGCGCTAGTAAGTCAGGGTCTAAGTAAAAGACCTATAAGGGAGAAGTAAGAAATGTCGAAGAAAAGACAGACACGAAATTCTAAAAAGTTTAAAAAGGCTGCTGCGTCTAAAAGAGCTAGAGCGCCGATGCAGAAAGGTGGTCGCATGTTTGCAGGCGGTACGTCGGGTTTTGATCCACGTACAGGGACTACAAAACGTCCTGCTGGTCAAACTGATGGGATAAACCCTAATCCTATGAAAGGCATTCCTCCCCGAACTACTGCTGGTCCTAAGCGTCCTCCTGATATAGGAACGCCTCGTCCTCAGCCAAGACCTACTGGAGTGTCTGAGCGCCCAGATAATACAGAAGGTCAGTTGCCAGAGTTTACAGGCATTATTCCAAACCTAACAGAAACAGGAAGAATTTTTCAGCCTGATACACGAAGTCAATTGCCTACAGGCGACCCATCAATGGCGTTACCTCCTAGTGATGATGATGGTCAAGCCAAGCCTGCGCCGGGTAAAGGTTCTACAGAAACAGCGCGGCGAGGAGGAAGGCAAGACGGTAACGACGGGGGTCGTCAAGACGGAGGAGGCACTACTACTCCGGGAATGGAATCAAACCTATCACAAGCCCCACTAGATCTTCAAATTAATCTTCCTGATCGTCCAGACCTGCCTCAAGTTACTCCTGAAGATGTAGCTTATGGTCCAGACTCTATGGTCTATGAGATGGCTGATACAGGTGATGCAAGAGCTACTACAGCCGCTGCAACTACAGCACGAGCACAAGCAGATGCAACTGCTGCACAAGCTGCTGCGCCTCAACAAGTTCAAGCAGCACAAATGGAAGCTGCTATAGCTGAAGGCGTTGCTCCCGGAGAAGGCGTAACAGGTCGAGTAAGTGAAGAGGCTATTGCAAGAGTTGATGAAGGCACTATTACTCAACCAGCTGTTGCGGCTCAAAGAGATGCGGCTGCAGAACAAGCTGCAAGAGCAGTGGCTGCACAAAGGCCTGAGGCTCGTGATTATGCGGAAGCTGCTACAAGTGGAACTACTATTGAAGTAGAAGATATCGAAGGCCCAGCAGTTGTTACACGCGAAGGCGCTACAGTCTCAAAAGCTGAAGTAGAGCGATTAGGTCAAATAGCGCAAGGACGTGGTGTAGATCTTCAAGATCTTCCAGAATATAAAGATGTAATTCAAAAGCGTATTGCACAACAAGGCGAGGCTGTAACTGCTGAGTATCGCTCACGTCTTGAAGAGGCTCCACAGGCTGAAGCAGCACAAGCAACATTTGAAGGCGTTGATGTTACACCTCAGGGCGAAGCAGCGACAATCGCTGATGTTCCAGAGCTAACAGCGGCTCAAAGAACTGCGGCACAAGCTGAAGAAGTTATGGCTCCTGATGCAGCGCAGATGGGCGATGTGGCTGAAGCAGTAACACAAGAGCGACAAGCCATTACTGCAGAAAAGCTAGAAGAAATGGCTGCATCTCAAACAGATCTTTCACAACTTGGAGACTTTAGTTTAGCTCAAAGACGAACAGCACAGTCTGCTGAGGCTGCTACAGGCGTAGCCGCACAGTTAGGCGTTGCGCCAGAGTCTATTGCGGCTCAAGCTGCATATGTTGCTGCAGGTCAAATTCCTATTGAAGAAGCAGCAAACATTGATGACATTCCAGAGTTTCAAGTAGCTGCTCAACGAACTGCACCTGTAGGTGAGGCTGCTCAAGCTATTGCATCTCAATTAGGCGAAGCGCCTGCTGTAGACCTTGAAGGCCGTGAAGCTATTCTTGGAGAAGCGCCAAAGGGTAATGCATCTCAAATTGGTGGTATTCCAACAGCACAAGCTGCACAAATGCAAGCGGTTACTGGTAAAGCCCGTAAGATGGCTGCTGCAGACATGGCACGAGTTACTGTGGGACTTCCCGAAGAAGTAACGGCTGTTGTCATGGAAGACCCTGCAACCGTTGAAGCACAGTTAGATAATGCACCTCAAGAAGTTACAGCAGCTGTTGCAGCACTACCAGAAGAAGCGCTTGTATCTACACAGATGGAAGGCCTTCTCGCTGGTATGGAAGATGGCGAAGTTCCAATGTGGGCACGACCAGCTGTAGACGCAATCAACGCACAGATGGCTTCAAGAGGCCTTAGTACGTCCACTGTTGGACGAGATGCGTTATTCAATGCAATCATCCAGAGTGCGCTTCCAATGGCTCAGAGCAACGCTCAAGCCCTTCAGCAACGTGCTACTCAAAACCTTAATAATCAACAGCAAGCAAATCTTCAGCAGTCTAAGCAGATTGCTCAACAGCGTTTGGCAAACCTTTCAAACAAGCAAACAGCTGCGTCTCAGACAGCACAAATGGCACAGCAAGTTAACATCAAGCAATCTGAGTTCCAACAGCAGGCTGAGATGGCAACTGCCCAACAGCGCGAACAAGCACGTTTAACTGAAGCTCAGTTTGCACAGCAAAGGGCACAGCAGACTTCACAGCAACAGCAACAAGCAGCTTTACAGAACTTGTCTGCTGGTCAGCAAATGGAGCTTGCTAACCTTCAAGCTATTAATGCTTCTGCGACTCAAAACCTTAGCGCAGAGCAACAGACTCGTCTTGCGTCTTATCAGGCTCAAGTCAATCGTACTATGCGTCAAGCGGACCTCCAACAAGACATGGAGAAGGCAAACTTAAGTGCTTCACTTCAAGTTGAGATGTCTAACCTAAACAATCAGAATCTTGCCGCTAGAGATTCTATGTCTGCTGAACAACAAGAAAGACTGACTAATCTTCAGACTCTTGTAGACTTCCGCAAAACAAACGCTACGTTAGCACAGCAAATGGATCTTGCAAATCTTAGCAACGACCAGCAAATGCGTTTGGCTAATTTACAGCAGAAGGCTGAAGCAGACCAAGCAAACTTTACAGCACAAAATCAGTTTGAACTTACAGAGCTAAATGCAAAAGTTCAACGAGCTACACGTCAGGCTGAACTCAAGCAAGACATGGATAAGGCTAATCTTAATACTGCTCTTCAGGTTGAGTTATCTGAGTTGTCTGAAAAGAACGCTACTGCCCGTGCAAACATGACGGCAGAGCAGCAGACTAGACTTCAAAATCTCCAAACACTTGTAGACTTTAAGAAGACTGATGCACAGCTTGCTCAACAAATGGACATGGCTAACATGTCTAATGAGCAACAAATAGAGCTTGCGAACCTTGCTGAAAGAGCTTCTGCTGATGCGGCTAACTTTACTGAAGCAAATCGCTTTAGACTAACAGAGCTTCAAACAGCAGCACAGGTGTTGTCGGAAAATACTCAGCTTCGTCAACAGGCTGATATTGCAAACTTAAGCTCAGATGAGAAGATTACTCTAGCAAACTTAACTGCTCAAAATCAAGCGTCTGCCGACAATCTTAACGCATCTCAACAGGCTGAACTTGCAAATCTGAATGCCCGAGTTCAGACAGAAACGCAGAATGCTCAGATGCGTCAGCAGGTCATAACGCAGTCGTTTAGTCAGCGTCAACAAACAGAGCTTGCGAATCTTGAGGCTTTAAATCGTGCAGGCTCTGAAAATCTTAGCGCTGAACAGCAGAGTCGTTTAGCAAGTTTTAACGCTACCATTGATCGCAATGTACGTCAAGCAGATCTTACTCAACAAATGGAAGCTGCTAATCTTGATGCTCGACTCAAAGTAGAGTTGTCAGAGCTTACAGAGCGTAATGCAACTTCTCGTGCAAACATGTCGGCTGAACAGCAAACACGCCTTGCAAACCTGCAAACACTTACTGAGTTTAGAACAACCAATGCTCAGTTAGCCCAGCAGATGGATATGGCAAACCTTGCTAACGAACAGCAGATGGAAATGGCTAATCTTCAAGAAAGAGCTTCAGCGGACGCTGCAAACTTTACTGAAGAAAACAGATTCCGTATGCAAGAGTTGAATAACTATGTTCAGGTTATGTCTCAGAATGAGCAGTTAGCACAGCAGGCAGATCTTGCAAACCTTAGCATGGAAGAAAAGATTTCTCTTGCTAATCTTGATTCTAAAAATCGTGCAGATTCAGAGTCTATGTCAGCACAGAATGTTGCAGAGCTTCAGCAGTATGAAAAGAAAATGCAGGCAGCACAGGTTAACGCACAGCTTGCACAACAGATGGGCCTTGCAAATCTATCTAATGAGCAACAAGCTTCGATGTTTAATGCACAAATTGATGCAAACCTTGACATGGCTCAGTTTGATGCTAATCAACAGGCTGCGCTGGCTAACAGTCAGTTTATGCAGTCAATGACCATGAAGGACTTCGATGCTCGACAACAGTCTGTAATGCAAAACGCAACGGCTATGGCCTCAATGGATATGGCAAACCTTGATGCTCAGACACGTTTGGCTGCTCAAAACGCTCAAGCATTTCTTCAGATGGACATGGCTAACTTAAGCAATGAGCAGCAGATGGCTGTAATGAATCAACAACAAGCGCAGCAGACTATGTTGTCAAATCAAGCTGCTGAGAATGCGTCTCGTCAGTTTAATGCTGCTAACGAACAACAAGCCAATCAGTTTATGGCAAGCCTAGCGTCTCAAACAGAACAGTTTAATGCTGCTCAATCGAATGCTATGAGCCAGTTTAACATCTCTGAACAGAATCGTATATCGGCTCAAAATGCTCAGAATGCCACACAGGTCTCTTTAGCTAACGCTCAAATGCAAACAGATATTTCAAAGTTCAACGAGACTATGGATCAACAACGTGAACAGTTTAATGTTGCTAATCGACAGGCTATTGAACAAGCAGATATTGCATGGCGTCGTCAGACAAACACAATTAACACTGCGGCTCGTAATGCGGCTAATCAGCAGAATGTTATGAATGCTTTCAATCTTGAAATGTCAGAGCTTCAGTTCCTTTGGCAGGAAGTTCGTGATAATGCTGCATACACACGACAGGCCTATGAAAACGATCAAACTCGTAGGACTCAGTTGTATGCAACAGCTATTGGCAACGAAGCAGCCGCTAGTGGTGAAAAGAATTCTACAACAACAAGCGCTATTATTAGTGCGGTAGAAAGATTATTAGGTCTTGGAGGTTAATAATGAGTTTCCTAAAAAAAATTGGCAAAGGAATTAAAAGTGCCTTTAGTAAAATCGGCAAAGGAATTAAAAGTGCTTTTAAGTCTTTCGGTAAATTTATGGACAAGATTGGCATTATAGGTCAGATCGGCTTATCGCTTTTACTGCCCGGCATTGGCTCTGCGTTGAGCGGGATGTGGGGAAGTTTAGTTGGAGGAATGCAAGCATATTCAGGAGTAGGTGCTTCTATTATTCAAGGCGCTGGTAATTTTTTAAATGCTGCAACTAAGGTTGCTTCCACTATCACAAAGCCTTTTACTACAATTACTGAAGGCGTTAGTAATGTTGTTGGTGAAACTCTTAAAGCGGGTGCAAATGCGCTTGGTGTAGATACTGCTCTTATAAAAGCAGGAGAAACGCTTGGGTCAGATTATTTATCAAATCTTGGGACAAGTATTAGCGAGGCAAACCTTACATCAATTGGAGAAACTTTTGGAGCCAGTGTAGATAAGTTCATGGGATCATTCTCTGGAGGCGGTGTAAATCCAGCAGGCTCTTTTGAACAAGCTAGAACTAGAGCTATGATGACCCCAGAGCAAAAAGAGTTTATAGGTGGAATTCAAGACTTTGAAATGACTCCTGAAGTAGAAGCTCAAAGATTAAAAGAGTTTGATGAAGCATATGGCTCATATGATACTGGCCGTCAACTTAAATCTATGCAGCCACAATTTGCTCAACCTGATTTAGCTACGCCCGATATGCCTGCTTCAATGACTGAAGTAAAAGTAACTGGGGATTCTTTGTTATCGCCAGAGGTTGATGTGACTCCTCCTAGTGCTGGTGGTCCTCAAACTATGGGCGACCCTTCTGCTGTAGTTAATCGCAAGCTTATGACAGACGCAGATTTCTTAAATATCGCACAGCCAGATTTTACTGATACTACTAAACGCGGTTTTATTAGAGAAACTTACGACAGAGCAGTTGCTGCTGGTACTGAAATGTTTAGAGAAGCCCCTGAAAAAGCTATAGACAAACTAGGATCAACGATTACTGATATGCCTTCTCAATTTGCTAGAAGGGCTGTTGGACTTGATCCAGATCCAGTATACAACCAAGTGTCTTACGCTACTGTTGTTCCAACAATTCAAGAAGCTCCAATGGTCGGCTCGCAATCAATGATGAATCCAGTACAGTATGTAGCTAATAATCAACAGGCAATGGGATTAGAACCCTTCGGTCTCAACGCTAATATGTATAACGCGGCAACTTACATAAATACAATGCGTAAGTACGGTTTCGCATAAGGAACAATAACACATGAACGAAGAATATAATCAAATGGTTTTAACGGGCGGAAGACCTATTCCGGGTCAAAGCCTGACAAGCGATCCTGAAAATCCAGCACCATATGAAAGGCCTCCACAATATACTTCAGTTCATGAAGCGTCAGAAGATATTTTTGAAGGGCTTATCGAAGAGCAGACGTATCTAGAAATTCTAAATTTGTTGACTGAAAATGTGCCTGTCATGGACATTGTACAGACTCTTCTTTTTACTGGATTTAAAGAAGGCAAATGGAATCCTGATTTGATGCTGATGCTTGTTGAGCCTGTAGCTTACATGATTTTAGCGCTTGCTGAACGTGCAGGACTTGATCCAAAAATCTATACAGGCGAAGAAGACGACGAAGCTGAAGAGCGCGTGTTGGGTGTTGAGTTAAGAAAAGAAAAGATATCTCGAATTAAAAAACTTGCTGAGATTGGTAAAGCACCTTCAAGCGCTATTACACCTGAGATGGTAGAAACAATAGAAGCGCTGCCTGTTGCAGAAGTGCCGAGTCTTATGGAGCGTCCTGCAGAGGCACAAGCCTCTACACAAGAAAGCCTAATGGCTCCTCCATCCGTTGAAGAGGAAGAAGTATAATGTCTATTGAACAGTTTGGTGAATCTCTTTTAGGAGATATTCGAAAAAGAAGAGAGCAAGAATCTCGAAGACTTCGAAAGCAAGAAGAGCGTCAGGCTCTTATGGGCTTAGGCATCGGGCTTGCGGCTAAAATTGGTAACGAAAGACTTGCTAGTAAAACGCAAGATTTTTTGAAAAAAGAACCATTCTTGTTGGGTCAGCAAGCTCAGAAAACAGCGCTTGGATACACTTCGCAGCTAAACAGCTATCGCTCTGCTATTCAGCAAGGGGGAGAGGGCTATTCTTCTGGAGACACGATAGGCTATGCAATGACTCAGTTTAAGCCAGAATTTGAAGCTCGTGCTAAAGAAGAATTAGCTAATACATATACAGGCGATTTAACTACTTACAACGCTAAGGTTCGTCAAGAAACAAGAAGGATGGCTGAAGAGTGGGCTAGAGACTACGACAAAGCTATTTCGTTAGCTGATGAAGTTTTAGACAAAGATTCGTATTCGGCTATGGTTAAACTTAGTGCGACAAAGGCCAAGCCAACAAACATGGGCGACTATATCACAAGAGGCATCTCAAGTCTCTTCGGAGGTAAGTCCCAAGAAGAGTTTGAAGAAGAAGCTTTTGAAGCCATCACTGACGAAATGGAAGACGCTGAAGAACTAAACACGTTCATGACAACTTTCCAGACCTTTGGAGACATGGTAAGAGCGTATCAATTTACTAAACAGGTTTTTCCTGAAGCCGCTTTTGGTCCTAACAAAACAACACAAGTAACAGAAACTCCTGACGTTCAGGTACTAGATGATAAAATTTTTGTTGGTAGAAAGGTAAAGACAACGAATCTTATAACTAAAGATGTAAAAGAAGAACTTGTTTTTGATACAGACGAAAATAATAGGCTTGTTCCTTTAGTAGATACAACTGATCCTGAAGAAGCTATGCAAAAATTATTAAAGCAAAAAAACGACACATATAATTATGGTGTTCGAGCGTTTTCAGTTTTAAAGCCTGAAGCATTTGAAGGTTTTATGGCGGCAGCAACAGCACAAAGCCTTAAGCCGGAAAATCCTAGCACACTTGAAGAATATAACAAAATTGGAAGATTATATCGCACTTGGTTAAAAGGCAATGTGAAAGATCCTGCTGCAGAACAATTAGAAAGAGAGTTAATAGATATAACCACTACAGGTATTATTACAACTAAACTTGCAGGAGAACAACTTTCAGGTTTGCCCAACGATCAAAAAATAGAAAAAATAAGTCAGCTACTGTTCAATATGCTAGAAGGCACTAGGGTGACTATGGAAAAATATGGAGAAACTCAAGGTCCAAACGTACCACCAACTTTAGACTTTACTGGTTTACTACAAGAAGAGTTTAGAGAAGAGAATCCATACATTGCTAGATAAATTAGGAAATAACTAAAAATGGCTAGAACTGTAATCACGCCTGACGGTGTTATCTATGGCAATGTTCCCGATAGCTTTACTGATGAGCAAGTATTTCAAAAGCATTTGGAATCAAAGCGGTCAGGAATTACTGCTGCCCCTATTTCTACACCTTCACCAAAAGTAAAGTTACCTGAAGTAGAAGAAGAAAAGCCAACAATTGAAACGCCAGAAACTCCTGTTGTTGAAGAGCCAGAAGAAGAAAAAGAAGAAACGAATGGAGTTGTTACTGATGTTGTTAGAGGCCTAACACAATATGGTTCATTTGTGCCTAAGCTTGCAACAGATGTCTTTGGTGTGCCTGAAAGCTTTGAAAGCCAAGAGCAGTTTGTCGGAGACACTGTAAGACAGTTTGCAAGTTCAGCGGCAGCTATTCTTCCGGGGATTGAAGTTGAAGATATTATAACTCCAGAAAACAAAGTAAAAGAAAGAGGCATTACTGGTACAGCAACAGAAATTGCTCCTTATGTGATAGGTGGAAGTGTTATTTCAGGATCAAAACTTATAGCAAGCCTGCCTGCTCTTACAAAAGCTGCTGCGACTACAGGATCTTTAGCCGCTTTAGATCAGATATTATATGCAGGAAACGCAGATCAAACTATATTCAGAAGTTTAGAAGATTCTGAGCTTTTAGAAGCTAATCAAGCAGCACAAGATTTTGTATCGTTTATGTCTATTGATGAAGATGACACAGTTCTTGAAGAAAGAATTAAGCTTACTGTAGATAATGCTGTAGCAGGAGCAGGAGGTTACTTACTTTTTAAATCAATTGCAGGAACCAGTAAAGCTGTTGCAAAATTTAAAAAGCCTTTAGAGCAATTGACTAAATCAGAACAAGCTGAAGCAATCATGGACGCTTTAAAAGAGGCCCGTTCTAAAGTTAAAAGACCTGAATTTTTAAAACCTAAAATAAATTATACAAATATAGATGACGATGCTTTACAGGTTTTAGAGCAAACTGCAGTTAAGCCTGACGGTCTTTCTGCAATAGCTACTAGTGGCCCTCTTCGTAGATTTTTTCAACAAGTGTTTACTTCGCGTGGGTATTGGTCTCCAAAAGCTTTTAGTGCTTTTAATGACTCACAGTATGCAGAACGTCAGATAGTTAGTCAGGCTGAACACATATCTAATCGACTACAAAAAGCCTTAAATAATTTAAACGATGGCATTAAAACTAAACGGGCTACTACCCTTGTACAACGTGCACTTTCTGAAGATTTAGATTTTGCGCCTGACATGTCTTTAGAGCAGCAAGTAAAGCTTGTATCTCAAAAATACAAAATAAATGCAGACATTGCTACAGAAGTTGTTAATGCTCGTAATTTAATTGATGATCTTTCAGCTAAAGCTTTAAACTCAAACGTGCCTTCTCCTGATTTTAAAGAAGCTATTCTTGAAAATATGGGTATGTATATTCGAAGATCTTATCGTCTTTATGAAGATGCTGGTTATCGTCCATCATCTGCTGTTCTTCAAAACGCTAGAAAATATTTTAGGGAGTTAGCAGAAAAACAAGGCATAAAAGATTTAGAGGAAATTGAAAATTTTGCTACAGATAAAATACAAGGTATCTTAGATACTAAAAAAGCTAAAGAACTTGAAAATTATTATGGAAGAGTTAATAAAGTCAATACTGAGATATTGCAGCAACGGGGCGATATTCCTTTAGCTATTCGTCAACTGATGGGTGAAATAGAACAGCCCTCAGAAAATATTGTGTTAACGGCTTCAAAGCTTGCTAGGCTTACTGAAAATAATAGATTTTTTAATGAGCTATATGAACTAGGAAATAATAAATATATTTTTAATGCTTCTACATCTACTAGAGGCGCTACTGTAAAAATAACTGGGACAAATTCAATTTTAGACGGTAAGTATACAACTCCAGAAACACTGGCTGCAATCAAAAATAAAGAATCTCATTTTAGTTTTCTTGATTCAGGACTATTCAGGGTTGGCGCTCAAGCAAAAGGATTTTCACAGAAGATGAAAACTGTATATAGCCACATGACGCACCTTAGAAACTTTGGTGGCGGGCTTCAGTTTGGTATAGCAAACGGTTTAAATCCTTTTTATGGTGCAAATCAAACTAGAAAATTATTGTGGAATGAAATAAAGTCAGGCGGTGATGCTGCTTTAGATACTATGTATGAGCGATACTTGCGCTTAGGCGTTATCAATACTAATGTTAGAGTAAATGAATTTAGATCGCTTTTAGAAACTGGATATCAGTCTAATTCTGATAACTTTATGTCTAATCTTGCTAAAAGATTTGGCGGTACAGTTTTGCCTGATAGGGCTTATGTTAAAGGCGCTAAAATTGTTGAAGGAATTGATGACGGTCTTACTGATATTTATATGGCTACAGACGATTTTTTCAAAATAAATTCTTTTGAGAAAGAGCTTGCAGTTTTAAAAAGAGCAAAGCCAAATGAAACTCTTGAGGCGTTAGAAAAAGAAGCAGCCGACATTGTTAAAAATACGATGCCTAACTATGATCGTGTTCCAAAAGGAATCAAGGAATTTAGATATCTGCCTTTTGGTAACTTTGTTTCTTTTCCTGCAGAAATACTAAGAACATCAGCACATATTATTACACAAAGCGCAAAAGAAATAAGCTCTGGAAACGCAGAATTAATTAAAAGAGGAACAACGCGACTTACTGGATTTAGTGCATCAATGGCAGGATGGAGTGCGGTATCAGACGCGTCATATCGCTGGGCTGGTTTTGATGAGGAAGAGCAAAAAGCAATTCAAAAGCTTTCTGAAACTCCTTGGTCTAGAGCACCTAGAAATGTTGTGCGTTTTGGAGACACAATTTATACAAACGATACTCAATTTATAGATTCTTACAGCACTGTTAAAGAGCCTTTTGCAGCAGCTATAAGAGAAGTAGAGCGTGGCAAACTTCGAGGTGAAGGGCTAGAAAAACGGCTAGGGCTTGCTATTGCTGAAGCAGGTATAAATTTACTTTCTCCATACTTTGGAGAAGCAATTGTAACTGAAGCAGCCCAAGACCTCATGTATGCTTTTAGAGGTAACGGCTATACAAAGGAAGGTAGGCCTATTTTTGTTGAAGGAATGTCTCCTATAGATCAAGGAACCGAAGCTTTTTATTTAATGTTTGATGCCTTTAAACCCGGTTCAATAGATTCAGGTAAAAAACTTGCTGAGGCTGCATTCAAAAAACCTCAAATGCACACAAAAGAACCTCGTGATTATGGTGCAGAACTGATGGCAAACACTACGGGTATACGTTTTTCTGAATTTAATCCTGAAGAAGCTTTTAAGTTTAAAGTTAAAAAGTATACAAGGTTTAAAAGAAACTTAATTATTGCTAGGCCTTTTGGGTTTGCAGAAAAAGCAGACAATCTTGTTGATCGTTATATTAGACGACAAAAAGCACTACACGATATACAACAAGACATGTATGAAGATTTTCTTGCTGCACAAACTTTAGTAGGTACTGATCGTGCACTATATATTATGCAACAAAACGGAATAAGTGAAACTGAATCTGCTTATATCGGACAAGGAATATTCTTAGAAGAAGACCCTTTAACTGCAGGAAAGTTAGGGTCGGATTATGAAAAGCTTGTTTTTGATGATCTTCCTTTTGAACAATATCAAAATGAACTATTTAAAGCTAAATATAGAATGAGCCACACGCCTCTTATGCCTGTTGAGCCTGCAGAACTAAAAGAAGCTTTTAATAAAGATGCAGTCCAACTGCCTTCAATGACTATGGAGGGCGTTGAAAACTTACCAACCGAAGAAGAGGTAGTGCGGGGTAATTTTGCAAAAGGTGGAGAGGTCGTAGTACCTAACGCGCCTGTTGAACCTGACGAGCGAATCGACAAGATGACAGGCCAGCCCTATAACATCCAAGCTGGGTCAGCCTTCGTAGATGAAGAAGATCCTGAGAAGCGCATGTTGTTTAATGAGGGTGGGTTTGTTGACAAAATTACAAAAGCCCTTGGGGTTTCTAAGCAAGATCTTGATTGGGCTAAAAGCCTCGACAAAAAATTTCCAGAGTCTGAACAACTTGATGGACGAGGAGATGCCGCAAGACATTTGGCGCTTGGTTGGTTAGCTAAAAAATCTAACTATCCTAAAGCTTCTCAGTTTGCTATTAACGCACGAGAGTTTGTGGAGTTTGATTTTAAAGGTGGTCCAATGGACATCGAAAATAATAACAAAGGATTTAATCTTGATGCTAGTACCCGTGAAGAAGCTGAAAGAAAAATTATGAGGATGATTAATAACAAGGAAGTTATGTACTACACGCCTCAAGAAAGCAAAGCAAGACGTGGCTATCAAGTCGGTGGAAGCGTTGAAGATCCTAGTATGTATAGGTCAGACGGAAGCAAGAAGTCTGCACAAGGGTTTTTAGGGCCAGTAAAAAACAATGTTGAAGGCGGGACAATGACAGAGGTTTCTGTTGGTATGGAAATAAACGGGCAAGAAATGGAAGTTCCTACGATGGTTCCATCTTTAACTAAAGAGGAAATAGAAACTTTAGCAAACATGCAGCTTGAAGGAAACGCTAAGAATATTCCTGAGTCTATTATTATAAAAGCAAAGCAACACGCTTTACAAAGAATAGACCAAGGCCTTAGCCCGTTCTATCAAGACGGAGAAAAATAATAATGAAAAGACTCATAGAAACTCTAAAGCGTCATGAAGGCGTCAAGTACTATGTCTACAAAGACCACCTAGGCTACGAAACTATTGGCGTAGGGCGTTGCTTAAAGCAGGGTGTTGGCTTAGGGCTTACTCACGACGAAGTAGATTACCTTCTAATGAATGATATTAATCGTTGTCTCGAAGAGCTAGACGCAGCTTTTCCGTGGTTCAAAGATCTTACAGAGATTCGAAGAGAGGCAATGATAAACTTGTGTTTTAACTTAGGACTCACACGTCTCAGAAAGTTTGAGAAGGCCTTGGCAGCCATGTCAATTCACAACTACGAAGAAGCTGCCGATGAATTCTTAGACAGTCGATGGGCTAAACAAGTAGGCAATCGAGCAACAGAGGTTACTGAGATGATACGCACTGGAGAGCAACATGCCTAAGAAAAAAGATCCGAGGCTAGAAAGGGCAGGAGTAAGTGGCTACAACAAACCGAAACGTACACCCAATCACAAAACAAAGTCACACGTCGTGGTGGCAAAGGAAGGAGATAAAGTTAAAACAATTCGCTTTGGTCAGAAGGGTGCGAAGACTGCAGGCAAACCAAAAGCAGGTGAGTCGGCACGGATGAAGGCAAAGAGGAAGTCGTTCAAGGCAAGACACGCTAAGAACATTAAGCGAGGAAAAATGTCAGCGGCTTACTGGGCTGATAAGGTCAAATGGTAGTAGATTTATTTACCAAGCATCCAAAGTCTGCTAATGAAACATATTGGCAGCACTTAAAGCGAGCAGCTATGTTTTCAGGCTGGCTGCTTTTGGGAAGCATTGTGTGTGCAGTTCATGCAGTCTTTCCTTTTTTATTCACCGAAACTGCGAGTAAGATAGTATGTAAATTATATACTAGATACTAAGCCGTGAGGCTACAGCACGTCGAGATGACGTTAGGAGATACACAATGAATAAGTATATAGTGGCAGCAATGTTGCTGTCTGCTCCAGCATTTGGAGCTAATGGTATTCTCATACAAAAAGGAAATCAACAGTACGTGGTTATACCAGACTGTCAGATCTCCGAAGATGTGAAAGACATAAGGATAAGACACCTACACGTAGGCGCACCAGTTCACATGAAACACAAAGGGCGACGAGTTCGCTGTAGAATAGAAGAAATAGAGGAACGATCATGACAATTAAACAAGCACTTAAATCACGAACAGTACAGTATGGCGTAGCTCTTGCTGTTCTTTCAGTTCTCCAAGGCTTTGTAGGTTTTCTTCCTGCTAATCCAGCTGTTCAGGCTATGGTAGGCTGTGCGATTGCAAGCGGTATTGTTGTTCTTCGATTCATGACAACTCAACCCGTGAGTCAAAAATGACAACAAAAAGAAAAACAAAGTCGAAAGTAAATGAGGCGGGTAATTATACTAAGCCTACTATGCGTAAGCGACTCTTCAACAAGATAAAGGCTGGTTCCAAGGGTGGAAAGCCCGGTCAGTGGTCTGCTCGAAAAGCTCAGATGCTTGCTAAAGAGTACAAGGCTGCAGGTGGAGGTTACAAATAATGGCTCTCAAGAAGTCTCAGAAGTCTCTTAAGGCTTGGACAAAACAAAAGTGGCGTACTAAGTCGGGCAAGAAATCCAGTAAGACTGGAGAGAGATATTTACCTGAGAAGGCTATCAAGGCCTTGTCCGCCAAAGAGTACGCCGCCACTACTAGAAAGAAGCGAGAAGATACTAAGAAGGGTAAGCAACACAGCAAGCAACCTAAGCGTATCGCCAAGAAGACTCGCGCCTACCGCTCTAAGAAATCCTAGCATTTAGAGCATCTAATTCCAGTTCTATCTTTTCATGAAGGCCGCTCAAATGCTGGGTGGCCTCTTCTAATACCTTCCTAATTATTTTCTGTTCTTCGGTTTCCCGAAAGAATCTAGAAACTTCTTGTTCTGGTAGATGATGAAACTCTGACATGAGATTGCCAGAGCTATCAAAAAATATTCGGAACCCAATTAAATTTCCCTCAGTCTTATTCGTCATCGCGTGTTTCCATTTCAACACGAACGATGTCTAGACCTTCAAGATAATCTTTAGATTCCATCAAAAGCTTTAACTGAGATTCGATTGCTTCATAGAAAGCATCGTGATCGTGGAAGGCCATTGGGTTACTAATGATAACCTCAACAGCCATCGCGTGTTTTTTCACATCTGCTTCGTAATAGCTTCTCATTGTCTTTAATATCTGATTCGTTGTTAACATCTTACCCCTCTTTATATCTCACAGTTGTTGCCAGTACATGCAAGCGTTTGTGATCCTTCTGTCATGTCACTCTCTTCAACAATATCCCAAGACATTTCAGTAGGAAAATCAGCAGCCATTGCTTCATATTCCTCTTCACTGATAGGCTCATAAGGTGCTTGTTGATATGTGTGCTCGCTATATGGCAAGAAACTAATACCACTAATCTTGTCAAACTTATTATACAACCACTGACCTACTTCAAGAAACTCTTCATCGCGATAGTAACATGTCATCGAGGGCTTATGTTCACACCAAAAGTCTTGGTAGATCTCCCAAAGCTCAAGCTGCTCCATAGCACCCATCTCAGAGGCCGTCACAGCCCCGTCAGGAGATTTTATAGGGAAGCTGAATACCTTGGTACTGGGTGACATTACATCGTCTTCTACGGGGATTCCTGAGGCTTCGAGGACTTGGCAGAGTGGGTCTCGAGAGTCTGCTCGAACTCGTCTAATGTATTGAGATGAGTATCTAGGGTGGATTCCACTCGCGCTATCAACAAGCTGACTAACAGTGCCGCTAGGCTTAATGGCGGTAATAGCAGTAGAAACTTCAATACCAAGAAGACCAGCCCATCGTCTGTTGGTTGCGACGGCTTCTTCTCGTAGTTCTGTGAGCCACGTCTTAAGTACACCTTTGTCTCTCCTTCCCGACATTGTCGGATGATCCATAATGCCCGTCAAGCTAACACCCAACAAAGCCTCTTCTTCTGTGTTGTTCTGCCACACCTTCCTCAAGTATCTGAAATTGGTAAGGGTAGCTTGTAAAGTTCCAAGGATAGTCGCAGTACGAACTTTCCGTTTGAGGTCTGAGAGACTATCGGACGCCCTGACAACAACCTCTGATAGATTACAGAATTGGTAGGGTCGAAGGATAATTTCGGAGCATGGATTAGTTCCAAAGTCATAGGTAGCATCTCTTCGCTCGTTTTTTGCAGCTTGCTTTTGACTTGCAACCCTAGAGAACATTCCTCGTTCCCCAGACCTTGACTCGTATAAACTTTTCCACTCATTTAAAAATGCCTCAAAATCTGGTTTCTCTGTATAACACGCACTGTTGTTGGCTAGACCACGTTGAGGATTGTCTTGCCACCATTGGCCTGACTTGCATCTTCGGAGTCTATCGTCAGTGAGGTTAGACAGACTGATGAGAGCACTTCTTCTAACCCCACCGACGACGACGATTTGTGCAATTTTACAGCAGATATCGTGGCATTCAATTGAGGAGAGCTTACGTCCAGAAGCTTCCCGAAAGACCTCAGTGGTGAACTTAAACAAATCGACAAGAGGCTCAGGACCAGACGCTCTACCCCCGAAGGTTCTAAGCGCGGAGCCTGCACCTCGTACTCTAGATATGTCCCACTTTGGAAGCTGACCCGAATAGAGCAAGCTAATAAGTTCTCTGTAGGCTTTAGCCCAGCCAATTTTAGAGTCGGCGACGTGTATAACGGTATCGGTGTCATGGAATTCCTCTGCTACTTCAGGTAGTTTAGTTACGTATTGACGCTCAACGCTGAAGCCTACGCCTGTACCGCACATCAGGACGTACATCATCTCGTCAAACGCTTTGGGGTGATCGATAGGCATGTAACTACAGTTGAAGCCAGCAACATTATCACGATCCAGCGCTTCACCAGCAGTCATCAAAGCCCTCATACTAGGCATAACATCCAAGCTGTGGATGTCTGCGAACATTCCGTTAGCATCTTCTAAAGTAAGCTTACCCTTCTCAACCCAGAAGTTCAAGTATCTGTCGATTGTTTCTTCCCAAGTCTCACGCCGTTGTTCTTCTGGTAGGTAACGTGCGTACCGTGACTTGTGAATGTATTGTTGATATAGATCCATTATTTCTCCTTAGCTCTCCGACGTTTAGGTGTCGTGTCTTGTCGTGTCTTATGTTTTTTCTTTCGATTGAATTTGTTTGTTCTTTCTTGCTTTCTATCAATCATCTTCAGACGACCACCCCTCCGGTAAACTATCTTCGCTATACCAACGAAACCCTTTGGAACTAGCCCACTCTCCGTGAGACCGTTTAGTGCCATCAACACGTCTCTTTGCCTGAGGCATTGGAGCACTAGGATCAGAAAACAAGAACACAAGCTCGTAGTTTTCAGGCAAGCATTTACTTATCCAAATATATTTACTATATTCAGGTGCATCCCAAAACCTTCCTTTGGCTTCGAGAAGTATTGTCTTACCATCAATCTCTTTAACAAAGTCGGCATGATACGTATGCTCAACGATATAGTCGATCTTTGTTGTATGGATATCCCATTCGGATAGAGGGCCTGAGTGCAGCTTGTACTCCCAATGAGAATCATAGCCCGGCGCTAAGTCTTTCTCAACCGGACGCGGGACTCTTTTTTTTCTAAAGCCTCTTCTTATTTTAGGTGCTGTCAATGTAGTACTGCCTCTCTTTTTTCTATCTCAAGACACACAGCTTCATGAAGATTGTAAAGGGCTTCGTCGTCTACAGTATCTATTTCATTACCACTTGAAATATGTATTGCAAAGCCCATTATAATTGCTTCAAGTGGAACTAAGTCTCCAAAGTCTTCATCTTCCATGAATTCATCACTGATTGTATGTCACTTAGTGTAAAGGACTCAATAGGTCTTTCAGGATACATAACCACTAACTGCTTTAGTTTCTTCCTAACCCATCGAGGTGAAAACGTACTTAGAAAAAACTTGTTGTTGGCGTAGACATGAGTTTGATCGGGCAAGAGTTCTTTGTAATTATTAATAGTGATTTGTTTAGCTTCTTCTTCCGATACTAATGTTCTAAGCCAAGCAACAAGTATAATTCCTACCTGTTTGTTTATTCTTTTTATCTTCCTTTGGTTCATAAGATTTCTTCTACGCGAGGTTCTGACACAACCTTCGTAAAGTACACAGGGCCACTAGCGTAAGCGAAAGACCGAAGACCTTGGCCGTCGTTAGCGTCTGCGTAGCATTCAAATTTATAGGGACAGTATGAGCATCCTGAGGGTAATTTCATGTTGCCTTTTTTACCGTCAGAAATAGTATTATAACATCGATCTGGAGGTGTGTCAAGACTTAAAGCCTTACGAACGTCTTTAATTTTCTGTTCGATGTTAGGCTTCTCTAAATCTTCAGGCTGAAACAAGCACAACTCGCCGCTCTCTTTGTTGATAACAAGGAAGCCGCCGTTGTCTGTGTTCTCTGCAGCCTCGTAGCCAGCAAGCTGTGGTAGATAGCCGAAGGGATCGTTCTCAGCTAAAGAGCCATCGACAAATTTCTTAAATGAATAACGAGAAGCAGACTTGACATCGACTACTTGTCCATTAATCTTACAGTCCATGTGGCCTTTGATGCCTGATACACTAATTTCTTTTTGCTCTGATGAAACCTCGTGACCAGATAGTCGGACTAACATCAAAACAATCTCTTCGAGAATGTGTCCATAAAGAAACTTGATCTGCGTTGGGGCGCTTATAGCTGAAGGAGAACTAGAGTTCTTGTTGTCATACCACAGCTGGCGAAGAGGCCGTCCCACGTTTGACATCCTTAACGTGAATTCTTTTGAAGACTCTCTAGGCTTAGACCAAGTTAGGATGCTTTCTTTAATACGCTCCATTGTTTGATCTAGTTCTTCTTCATTTATCTCAAGGGCCTTACCTTCAGAGAGGCCTTCAAGCTTTGCATAGATATCTTGAACTACTGTATTTAAATTTTCCATTCTGTATGATCCACGAACCGACATCTTCGGTTTCTTGCGTTGAATTCAACTACTTGGACTCTAAGTTTCTTCTGCTCTTCGGTTCGCTTATGACCCCAAGAGTTATTAGAGTTCTTAGATTTCACATCTATGAAGATAGGCGTTCCGTTCTTCACAGCAATAATATCTATCGCACCAGTGCAGCCAGTGTTCCGAAAGACTTCATAGCCTTCGTCCCACAACCAAGTAGTAACGTAATGTTCTGCCATGTCTCCAAGGCGTGAAGGGTCTGTTATTTCTTTTGGCACTATAGGCTCCTTAATTTTCCAAGAGGATCTAGTTTTGATATAGCTAGATTGTAACAGTCTACGGAAACTTTCCAGTTATTGGAAGGATCTATCTCTCCTTTCTTCCAAAACTTTGCCTCTTTAAAGTATTCGCTTTGTGGTTTGTAACCAAGAATCCAGCCTTCGTTAAGTGAGGGCAGCACTCTTACAAAAACATAAAGGTCACAGTCTTGATGGAGACTTGTCTTTGCTATTGAACATTCATAGCTAGGCTTAGGAGGATAGTTAGTTCGTTTAGTTTTTACATCTACCCTCAAACCATTGTAAATCATGTCATAGTTCTTGGTATGTGATAGATCGACGCCTAAAAACTTAGCTACCATTAGTTCGCCACTAAACCCAGCAACATTTCCTTGCCCTTTAGTAATAGAATTTTTTATGTGTCCCAAATTCTCAGCAAGCTCTTTGGCCTTTTCGAACTCTATATGATTAAGCTTAGTGCGTGTCAGCCCAGTTATTCCCGACATTGTATTCTCCTGTTAACCCACAACGTAAATTAAACTCTAGTCCTGCTTGTTCAATAGCCTCAACACCTAACTCACCTACACGTTGAGAGACATCTTCGAGTGCTTCGATCTGCCATTCATCATGCACATTAGCCACAAAGTGTGCATCCATACCAGACATCTTGTCATTTAACAACACAAGCGCTTTCTTCATAACTATTGCGCCTGCTCCTTGAAGTAGTGTGTTAAGTGCAGCGTGTTCAGATCTTACGAATAGCTTGCGTCCGTCTAGCCCCTTGAGGTAGCCGCGCTTTGCCGCTCTTGCAACTCTGTCTTTAAGAACTTTAAATGCAGGGAGATTATCGAAGAAAGATTGTCTAAGTCGTCCACCATCGTCTGCGTTTCCTCCGACCACCGTTCCAAGCTTTGCATCTCCTGCTCCGTACAAGAGTGCATAGATGAAAGTTTTTGCCTGATTTCTTGATTCAAGTCCCGCAGCCATTTGATTTGCTGTGTGTATATCTCCGTTGAGAAGCTCATAAGTAAATCCCTCATCGTTCATATAGTGTGCCAGCATCCTTAGCTCCAAGCCGCTGGCGTCTATGCCCACAAGTTTATACCCATTCATCACCGTCCAACACTGGCGGCACTCTTTACCATAAGGACTTCCAGTACTAGGAACTTGCGCCATGTTTGGATGACTGTGTGTCATACGTCCAGTCACTGCGCCGTTAGTATTAACGAACCCACGGACTCGCCCATCATCTTCTACCACCTTAAACCATGAAGTTATCTGAGCAATACGCTTTTGAAGCATAAGATATTTAGCAATAACTGCAGCTTCAGGGATGTCATCTATCTTTGACAGGACTTTTTCATCAACAATTGGCTGTCCCGTAGGCGTAAATTTTGTAGGCTTCCAGCCAAACTCCACGAGATATTCTCCAATTTGTTTCCTAGAACCAAGGTTAAAAGGTTCAGAATCACAACGAACAAGATGCTCGTTCGGATTCGCGCTCGCCTTTTCGTACTCCTCATCTGACAACCTGACCTTCTTGGTTTCGCCTTTAAGTTGTGCCATCTTAGAAACCTTACCAGCCTTTGTCATGAGAGGAACAAGGGTCATCTGTGTTTCTCGTGGCCTGAAAGTTTTGTGAACAAGCTTCTCAGCCTGTGAAATGTTTTCGTTTAGTTCAGCTAGTAAACTCATGGCGTGTTGTTCATCTAACAAGAACCCACGATCTCGCTGTGCTTGCATGACTCGATACACAGAATGCTCTAAAGCAACAGCGTCTTTACTAAATCCCGCTGCTTCGACACGCGCAAGATGCTGGTAGACCTTGTGGTTTAGTGACACATCTTGTCTGCAATATGCCATCATCTCCGGCGAAAAGCTTTCAAAATCTTCGAACTCGATCTTCTTGTGTCGTAGCCTGTAGCCCCATCCTTCGAGGCCGTGACCACCTTCTCGTGTTGGGTTGAACAGTCGAGACAACACAAGAGTATCTACAATGAACCGACTGCCATCATCAAGATCAGAGCCAAGAAGTTTCTTGACTACAGGTATGTCGTATCCAAGGATGTTGTGACCGATAAGTTCTTTAGACTCTTCGAGCAGCTTGACTCCTTCAGCTAGTTGGTCTGGTCCAAACTCATAGAACTTCTTAGTTACTGTGTCCATTGCAACAATACAAAAGACCTCAGTAGGATCTAGTCCATTGGCTTCAATATCAAAAACATAGCTTGTCATATTTCATCTCCGTCTAAGCCTTGAAGATCATCAACAGATATTTCAGAAAGGCGTCCGCTGTCTAAGTCATAGTGAAGGTGTGTGGCTAGGCCAACATCTCCCGTGTATCTAGACTTGAGTACACGTACCTTGGTTGTTGAAGCAACCACAGGATCGTCTGCCTGCTGATTACGCTCTAAGCTTATCACGCAATCACTCAATTGTGCTATCGACTGAGAGCCACGTAAATGATTCAGTGCAGTTTCAATGCCGTTCTCGTGGCCTCGATCACCCTGTGTGCGTCGAAGGTGAGAGACTAGAATCATTCCACAGCCTGTCTCTTCAACAAGAGTTCGAAGCCTGTGCATGATCATGTCAATAGCCTTACGCTCATCAGGGTCATCAGAAAGTAACACGAGCATATGAAGGTGATCAAGGACTATCCACTTACAGTCGCAGCCTATGATCATATAACGAAGCTTACTGAAAACACTTTCAAGGTCGTTCATTCCAAGGTGTCCGTACACCCACACACGATCCTTATTCTCTCCGCCAAACATCTGGTGGTGTATCTGACGAAGATCGTCTTGATCAAAAAGATTACGAACGCTGTCGAGGTGTAGTCTGGCGTCGGCTTCGATGGATAGAATACCGTCGATAGTTCTCTGCCAGTTTTCCTCAAGGGCCATGACGCCCACATTATCTCTAGTCTTTTTAATCAGCCAGTGTTCTAGCTCACGAGTGACACTTGATTTTCCAAGCCCTGTGCCACCCGTCAATGTGACTAGTTCACCCGCACGAAGACCTTCTAATTTTTCGTTCAGCCCTGCCCAAGGGAAAGGCACTGAGTCTTTTCGTGTGCGAGTGAGATAGTTTTCTACGTTCTCAGATACGTTCAAGACTCCAGAGGGTGTGTATAACTTGGAGTTCCACCAGTACTGGACGTAGGCTTTGTGTTGCGAACCGCGTAACATGTCATTGGCGTCTTTGTAATCGACGGGTAGTGACATGATCTTTGCTTTGCCGGGACGCAATAGTTTGGCTACCTTTCGAGCAGCCTCTTCCCCCACCTTGTCATTGTCAAAGTTAATGATGATGTTATCGAAGGACTCTAAAAACTCTAGGTTCTCCTTCACATCACGATCAGCAGACTGTGCGCCATTGCGAATAGACACAACAGGCCACTGTGAACCCATGAGTTCATAGGCTGACATGGCATCTACTTCACCTTCAACAATGGTTACGTACTTACCACCACTTTGAAATAGCTGCTGGCCGAAGAGACCAACATTCCTAGATTCCCCTTGCCATGTAAAGTTCTTATCAGGCTTGCGAGTCTTTGATCCTACTCGCTCGCTGCCAGAATAGTATGGGTAAACATGCTCGACTATCTGACCTTTTGAATTCTTTGTGGATTTAACTCCGTATTTCTTAGCCGTTGCCAGACTGATTCCTCTGTCTGTTAGGGCGTAATATTCACCGTCGTCCATAGACTGCCTCGATGATATTGGAGTGACGTTATCAAGCTTATTGCTTGGGATGAAAACACCGCAGCTAAAACATTTGATGGAGCCATCGTCGTTCATCGCTGCGGGATCAGATCCCCCACACTCAGGGCAGGGGATGTGAGTTTTTTTAAATGCCATGTTAGTCCTCTACGACTTCGGCTTCCTCAATGAAAACAGCGTCTTCGGTCAAGTACTCTTGAACCTTAGAGTGCAGAGCAACTGCTGCTGCTTGTGCAATAACCATACGATCTTCGAGAGATCGCACGTCTTGTTCTGCTGTTACCAAAAGCTGGAAAGCTTTCTGTCCTTCAGCAGACAAGAGAGTTACGTCATAAGACGTATCGTTGTGTGTGTAAATAACATTAGACATTATATTTCGTCTCCGTCTCCGTCTTCGATGTCAAACTCAGAACCGTCTGGCGAGTTATATTCCACAAGATCAAGGACTTGCATTGCTTGGAAATCCAAACCCTTGAATACTTGCCCGTTCCACTTAGTGTCCCACTCCTTGTACTGGACCTTAACGTGTGAACCATTACCAACATTCACATCAATCTCTCGTTTGCTTTTGTCAAAGAGCTTAGGCGCTTGACGAACCATGCCGTCTTTGCCATCGACCTTACGCTTGATGATCAACGCAGGGCCTTCTTCCATGTCCTTGACTGTAAAGCCACGGTCACGAAACGAATCAGCCGTTGACTCATCAACAACAAGATTAACTGAGTATGCTGGTGTAAACTTTGTGTTAGGTGTAGTAACAAAAGACCAGTATGCTTTGCCTTCAATCACTGCCATTAGATTATCTCCTATATAAATATGTAATAAAATCAGGTATTTGTCTTAAAATATATTCTTCAGTAATTTCAATACCATTATACTGAGAATTCATTATAACCCACTCTTTCATAAATGTCAAACTTTCTTTTGATGGCATGTGAACTCCAAGCATCATCACGAAAGCCCTCGCTAGAACATCATCTAGCAATTCATCATCAGATAGTGTATCATCACACATCGCACCTCCTATTGGTTTACTTCTTGGATAAGTCTATCAACATACCACTTACATTTTCTGAGGTCTTCAATCGGCTTACCCTTGTAGTCATATCGCCACAGATACTTCAACGCATTACCTTTCAGGTAGCCTCTGAACTCATTCTCAGGCATCGAAGCTTTGATAGCTTCAATGGCTTCGACAGCCCCCTTGTTGTAGTGATCAGGCTTCGTCACTGGATCAGGGTCTTTCCTAATCGACAGACTGTTAAGTTTTTTCATAGCGTCCCACTGATCTGGACTCGCATTATCTATGGACATGTATAATCTCCTTCACGTATTGAATGAAGTATATAGAATACCTCAACTGGAGTCAAATTTAAACCCTCTAAACCTTTAGCAATTGCTGTATAATCAGGATAAGGATTATTAAATATGTGCATCCAAACTAGATCATCCACTGTTACTTTCTTGTTGTCAAGTGTTTCCATCGTGTTTCCCTATATCATGTTTACATATTCATCATTGATGATTGTCTGAACGTGAATATATCCTTCAGGCCAGTATGTATAAGACTCTTTTAAAGCCTTCGCTGCCCTGTGTACTGATGCTTCAAAGTTCTCAAACAACCCTAGTTCGTCCTTGCAGTACCAAAAGGGTATACGTAGGACTGGCTCTGCTGGTCCGTTGTATTCATAGTACACGATTATCTCCGCGTCGTTATGAATAGAGCCGTCGTTACCAAACATCTTTGTGTGGTCGTTCTCCGGTTGTTTCATATTCATCCCTCACTCTCCGGTAGCTCATCACTTGCTAAGAATAGGAGCTTATCTAACATGTGTTTTGTCATGACCACATTACCCTTATCGTCTAGCGTGTATTCGAAATCCTTACGAATAACAAAAGGTATGCCACCCCAAGGATCTCGCTTCATGATGTCATTGGTCACAGTCCTTGCCTGCGTGTAGCCTTGACAGTAAACAGAATAGTCTCCGCCTGTGACCTCATAGATTGATACTTCATTTATCAGCATTGCCTGTACTCCTCACACAAAAAGGTTTAGATGTTAGTTGGTCTACACAATACCTTTGTCCGTATGCTGTCGGTCTTGTGCATTCAGTTACTACTATTGGTATGTTCTTGTACTCTAAGCAGTCTCCCTCAAGTTCTGAGGTCACACAGCCAGCCCCCAATAGCATAACTAAACCAATCAGAATACTGCTATTGGTCTTCATGTATTTCTCCTTTAGATCATGATGTAGTTAATGAAAGCCAACGCAAACGCTGGCGAGATTAAGATTGCAAGTATCAAATAAGCTCGTAACATTTTCATTTTATTACTCCTCTGGGTAAGATTCTTCGAAGGCATAATTGTCTATCATGTAGTCAACTATCTCATTCTTCTGTTCTTCTGTCAACAGATCTATAATCTCTGTGATGTTCAGAAGCTTTGCCGAGTTTAGGTAGACTCGCTTTTCGATTTTGTCGTACTCATAACCAACAGTTATATCTACAACTAACTCGTGTTCTAGTAACTCGTATTCATACTGTAGTGTCATTGCTCTCGTCTCCTGAAAATTGTGTAAGGATACTCCTATCGTCGGTTGCTTCGTTCTGATAGTCGCCTGAAGCAAGCTTATTGTACGCCTCTGCGTCTGCCGCGTCAAGGATTGCGTCTTCGTCTTCGTCTACTGCTGCCAACACATCAACAATAACGTCCACGTTCATGGTCACAAGGACTCGATGGACACACGTATCTACCTCTTTCTTTGTGTCATTACAGCAGTCCTCGAGATTGTCGAGGGCTACTAAAACTGAATCAAACTTCAAGTCCTCGAAGTCCTCGATCAATTTCTTGTAAGTCTCAACAGTGTCAGCCAAGTTTCTCAAGGCCTTGCGCTTGTCTTCTTCCTGATAGTAATTCATTGATATGTCCTCAAAATAAATCCGTAAACGCTCCATTGCGTCGTGGTGGTTCGTAGTCTTCTGCAGCTTCTAAGAACTCTCTTAGCTTGCCAGACTTTTTGAGCTTCCACAAGGCGCTGTTCTCGATCTGTTGGACTGTAGCCCTACTAACCCCTAGCTCTTGTGCAATCTCTTTGTGTGTCATGTGATACCGAATGTACTTCAAAGTATGTCCTCCGTAATTACCTTTTGAATTTTGTATTCGAGGCCGTTGTCTAAATTTTTTAGCCTGTAAAGCATTGCTTTTGCCTCCCCAAGATCTGTAAATTGAAAGACGTTCTCCCAAAACGGATCGCCTTTATCTCGTGTGTGTATCTGATACTGTATGTCGATGCCGATCATTAGATATACCTGTGTGTTGGTTGAAGTTCTTCCAATAGAATATCGATGCCCATATTTTTTATAAGCTTGATAGCCCTTGGCGTGAATGTCTTTGTGCCTGCTAACTCTGCAAGCATCTGTGCGTGTTCGCATACGGGATAGATTTTGTCTTCGCCATACACGCTTTTCTGTTTTACTACGATTCCCTTAATCATCTTCGTGTCGCTCCTCGTGGCTTGTCTTCTTTCACTTGCGTCATGCAAACAAATAATAAGTAAGGGACTATCAATAACAGACAATCCCACCAAGGTTGCCATGCCTCAAACATGTTTAGATCTCCTCGTCTTCAAATCTAGCCTTGCGATTGTGGTTGAACCTTTTATTAAAGTCTTCGTCGTCTATCGTCAGCCATGCTACGACGATCACACCTGCGAATACAGCAAATAATATATAACCTAACTCCATAACTAAACGTCTCCTTTTTCTGCAAAAGCTATCTCGCGCCTCTCTGCTTGTAGTTCATCGTAACAATGGTGGCACACGCTGTCGTCGTATGCTTCGTCGTACATGACGGAATCCTCCCGCCAATATCTACCGTCACACAGTGGACAGTCAAACGGGTAGGGCATCATTCCTCTACCCCTTCATATACCCACGTCGTGCCTCTTACAGTGAACGCACGGTCCTTTGCATCGTCTACGTCACAATCACAAATCACTGCTGTGGTTCCGCCTATTTCGTAAACTCCCCATGATGGCTCTGTTGCATGATCGTTTAAGCGTTCAGCCCGTATCAACTGGTGCGCGTTGTAATGCTTTGCTGTTTCCTGATCCTGATACAAAATCATTCTTCTTCGCCTCCCGATAGTCTGTCGTCTAGTGCATTCTCGACCGCGTCTGTGCCGTATCTCTTCACCATGTAATGCAGAAACGAATGACTCTCTACGTCTGTGTTTCCTACCTTTACGAAATGGACTCCCCACGCATTAGCTGGTGATTCCAATCCCTCGATATACATCTCAACGTCTCTTTGTAAACTCATAACCGCCTCGCTAGTTCTTTTGGGTCAATGTTCTTAATTATGTCAGAGCGTATCGCCTTGAATAAATCTTGCTCGCTTCCTTCCTTGTGTACTCGATCAAGCACCGTCTCTTCATCCACGCCCCACAACTGAGACATAACAATCGTTGTGTGCCTGTTCACTGATTCAGTGATGATCTGTTCTAGTTCCCTTACGTTCATTTCTGTCTCCCTAAAGATCGTGATCGTATTCATCGTTAATAATATAGTTATAAAACTTCTTCGCCATTTTCGAGATATCTAAGTTGCTATAAATCGCAGCTGTGAACTCTTTGGCTATCGGGCTTTCGATTGTGTTGATCAAATGCTCCGCAATTGTTTCATCATAAAAGTCTATGAAGTCTTCTAAGTTTCTTGCATGAGCCGCGTCATGAAGTTCGCAATAAATCGTGTAATCGTTGTAAACAACAAGCTCAACGTGATGTCGTGTATCAATATTCATGTCTTTAGCCCTCTGCTATTACGTTGGTATAAAAGTCTGATTTTTTGTTTACATACCACAAAGCGGTTTCCGCATTTGGGAATCGATACATGTCCAACACTGGTGAAACATGGAACCCACTATCGTGATACTCGTAAAGCTTACCCTTGTCCAACACTAGCTTAACTCTTGCTGTGTGTCCGTTGTAACCGTCTGGCCTGTCTGCGTAGCATACGATCATGATTAGCACCCCATCAAAGGTTGAAAGGAAATAAGGATTGATATCGCGCCTACTGCTATGACGTTGAATCCTAGGATAAATGTATTGATGATTAAAAGTTTGATCATTGTTTAGCCCTCTAGCTTTATGTATCCGGTAACCTGCCGTCGTCCTGCAGTGCTCGCAGTCCAGTCGATTATTTCACTGTCTACGACTGTCGCCACATGACCACACATTGATATCAGATAAACGCCCTTTGGGTTTGAGCGTATAAACTGATTTATAGTTTGTACTTTGTACCCAGAGAATCTGGCCGCTCTCGCGCTGAATTGTGGGTAACCATGCCACGAAACTGTTCGCCCTTTCATCTCGCAAATTTCCTTGCAAGCTTTCTCGACAATGTCCCATGTCGCTCCCCTGCCGTGTGGCCTGCCATACTTCGCAAGCTTCCGATGTGCTAGACCATACGAGCAATCGAGCAAGTTTGACAAGGCGCGAACCGTACAGTCGCCGTGTTCTTTGTATGCCTCACGACATTTCAAATGTTCTTCGTAAGTGTTCATTGATTTACCTTACCTTTTAAGCTGTCCACAATAGCGCCCCGTGTGAGACGCTACGATTGACCTCCTAAACTATGCCGCGTTATTGATTTCGCTTAACTTGTTCAAAAGCATTTCTCTCTGGCATTCGTCAATGATTGTGTCGCATCGAGTCATGTTGCGACGTATTTCATTTAGGAACGAATAGCTTTCGTTACTTCCAGTGAAATATTTTTCAATGTAATTAGCTTCTTGACGGTGCAAGTGCTTTAACTCGTTAAGCGATTGAATGATCATTGCGTGGAGTTCTTCGTTTGTCATGGTGTTGCCCTCTTTTGGTTTATTGCGTGTCGTTTGTAGATACTCACTAGCATATGAATACCCACAAAAAACACGCCACAAACTCACAAGCTTTCACAGTCTTTGGTGATCTTTTGAGATTGGATTGTCTGCCCGATCCCTATCACCATTTGATACTCGCTTGTATCTGTGGCGTTAGCGCTTCCAGTACATCGTTTTTCGTTTCAATTAGTGCCTACCCTCGCACCATACTTCTCTAATGATCCACCCGCAGATGAGACAAGATACCTTGCCAAGTATGGTTCCGCTTAGATAGCCTCGCACGTCATTTAGACTGCAAAACATCTGGCTAACAATTACCCGTCTGTCAGTGACGTTGGCTGTTTAAAGGTACTCGGTAGTCCTTTGAAGGGTATCCCTCGCTGGCCTTTCCCTGCCGGTTGATCTCTAAGCTATAGATCCCTTTTGAGCCTGTCAACAACTTTTTCAAAATATTTTTCTGAAATGGGGTAAAAATGTGGTAAGTCTTTGAAATCCTTCGGAGAAAAAATTTAAAAAATAATTCTTAGAAAGTCTTTGAAGTCCTCTAAAACCTGTCTACCAGTCTTTAAAAATTTTTGAAGGTCTCAAAAATCTTTCGAGTTGATGACGTGTTTTTCAGTTGAGGGAGTTTGTGAAATATTCACAGGCTATGAAGTCTTCACAGGGGCGTGGAAATGTGCTAGGGACTTTGAAGTGCGGGGAGATTGTGAAGGGCTGTCAAGTCTTTGAAGGGGCGGGGCAGGTGGCCATACCCCCACCCGTATATATATACTCATGCTCGAACATTTTCAGAAGGTTTTGGAGTGTCTACCAGATAGGCGCACAGATCTTCCAAGACCTAGGATTGTCGCCCCGATCTTCTAAGAGTCGCGGGGGATATATACATGTACCTCTGCGGGGTACAATAGTATTATACACCTGTATTTCAGTTTTGTCAAGACTAAAAAACTTAAAAAAAGACTTGACAAGCCTCAAATATAGGTATATACTATAATCATGGAAACTAAAAAAGATTTAACATTAAAACAACAAAGTTTTCTTGACAACTTAATAGAGTGTGGAGGCAACCCTAAAAGAGCAGCAGAGATTGCAGGTTATGCTCCCGGTAGTTATACTACAGTTGTCAAGGCTTTGAAATCTGAGATTCTTGATTTGACTGAAGGAATCTTAGCTATGAATGCTCCTAAAGCTGCTGTAAAGCTTGTAGAGGTTCTAGAAAGTGATGAGCCTATCCCACAAGCTAATATTCGATTACAAGCAGCCCAGACGCTTCTAGACCGTGTTGGTGTAGCAAAGAAAGAAAGACTAGACGTAAAGATAGAGAATCCAAGTGGTTTGTTTATTCTTCCAGCTAAAAAAACAACAATAATAGAAGATGTAGAATATGAAGAGACGGACTAGCAGTACCATTCCGTTTGGTTATAAATTGATTGATGACGATCCTGAACACATCGAAGAGATCCCCAGCCAACTTGAAGCTTTAAACAAGATACTACCGATGATTAAATCAAGATCTTTATCTTTACGTGAAGGTGCATTATGGTTATCCCACAAAACAGGAAGACCTATAACGCATCAAGGACTACAAAAAATACTAACTAAATATGACACAGAATGATTGGGATGTTAATCCAGACAACTATGTCAAAGATGACGATGGTAATTTTGTCCTAAAGAAAGATGGAACACCTCGTAAGAAAGCGGGGCGTTCTAAAGGGTCAACAGGTAGAGGCTATAACTACCACTCTAAGACCCAAGCGAAGCTAAATGCTTCTAAGAAAATTAGACAAAAGAAAAAAAAGATAGCGCAGGCCCGTTCCAGTATAGTAAGACATCAAGAGTCTTTAAAGAAAACTGAAAAAGCCCTTGACATACTAGAAGATAAATCTAAAAATCGTATTGTCGAAGAAACATTTGTAGAAGAAGCAGCCCCTTCGCTTCAGCCTGAACTGAAAGAAAACATAATCTTTCAGCCTAATGAAGGCCCTCAAATGGATTTCTTGGCTGCAGGTGAGACAGATGTACTATACGGTGGAGCGGCTGGTGGAGGTAAGAGCTATGCGATGTTGGTTGACCCACTTCGTTTTGCTCACAGGGCAGCACATAGAGCATTAATCCTGCGGCGTTCTATGCCAGAGTTACGAGAGCTTATCGACAAATCTCGTGAACTCTACCCTAAGGCCTTCCCCGGATGCAAGTACCGTGAGGTAGAAAAGCTTTGGACTTTTCCAAGCGGTGCTAAAGTAGAGTTTGGATTTTTGGAACGTGATGCAGATGTGTATCGCTATCAGGGCCAAGCTTACAGTTGGATAGGTTTTGATGAAATAACACACCTACCAACAGAGTTTTCGTGGAACTACTTGGCTTCACGATTACGTACAACTGACTCAGAGATAACGCCCTATATGCGTTGTACGGCTAACCCCGGCGGTGTAGGTGCAGGATGGGTCAAAAAGAGGTATATAAGCCCCTCAATGCCTAATGATTCATTTGTAGGCGACGATGGGATTACTAGAAAGTTTATACCAGCTCGATTAAATGACAACCCGTATTTGGCTGAGGATGGCCGATACGAGCAGATGTTAAAGAGCTTGCCGCCGACCCAACGCAAACAGTTGCTTGAAGGTAATTGGGAAGTTGCAGAAGGCGCAGCATTTACAGAGTTTGATCGAGATATACATATTATTGAGCCTTTTGACATTCCTCTTCATTGGGAGCGTGTCAAAGGGCTTGACTATGGTTACGCATCAGAATCAGCGTGTGTTTGGGCTACGATAGATCCTAACGATAATACATTGATTATTTATAGAGAATTGTATCGTAAAAATCTACTGGCTACCGAACTTGCTGAAATGTTGACGAACATGGAACTAAATGATCCAATGTCTGTCAGAGGCGTACTAGATACAGCCTGTTGGTCTAGGACAGGAACAACTGGACCCACAGTAGCAGAAACATTAATTCAAGGCGGACATAAGCTTAGGCCTGCAGATAAGAATCGTATTGCAGGTAAAATCCAGATACATGAACACTTAAAAGTTCAACCATCTGGCAGACCACGAATGCAGATATTTAATACGTGTCCTAATCTGATTCGTGAGCTTCAAAGCATTCCACTTGATAAGACTAATCCTGAGGATGTTAATACACACGCTTCGGATCACGCCTACGACGCACTACGATACTTAATTATGTCTAGGCCAAGAATAAATGATCCACTAAGTCAAATAAGAGACTTACAGCGTGAACAACATTTTCAGCCTTTTGATTCAACATTTGGTTACTAATATATGAATGATGACATCTTAGACAATGCAGACAATCTTTATTTCACAGAAGTGGAAGATGAAGATGGCATGAATGTTGAATTAAACGAAACACTAAAGTCTAATTTAGCAGGTTTAATCGAAGCTCGTTATGTTTCGGCAGAACAAGCAAGAGAGTATGATGAAGATCGTTGGATTACAGCATACCACAACTTTAGAGGAATGTACCCAAAACACGTTCCTTTCCGTGAGAATGAAAAGTCTCGCGTGTTTATTAAGATTACTAAGACAAAAGTACTGGCTGCATACGGTCAGTTAATTGATGTTATTTTTGGAACAGGTAAGTTTCCTATTGGCGTTAGCCCAACAGAAATACCTGAAGGTGTTCCAGAATACATGCATCTTTCACAAGACTCAGCACCCGGCATTGAAACAACAACGGGCGGTATGGATGTTGCTGAAGAAGTTGAGAATCCGTTTGAAGTAGGCTTTGAAGGTGACGGAAAAGTTCTTAAGCCCGGAGCTACTTATCGAACAAACAAGTTTCTTGATGATCTTGTAGAAGAAAACATGGATGACTTTGAGGACGGACCACACCCTGATCCTCAAATACTTGAAGTGTCTCCAGCTAAACAAGCTGCAAGAAATATGGAGAAGTTGATTCACGATCAGATTGATGAATCAAATGGTTCAAGTGAATTAAGAAATGCAATCTTTGAATCGTGCTTGTTTGGTACAGGTATCATCAAAGGTCCATTTAACTTTAACAAAACTTTACATCGTTGGGAGACAAGTGAAGAATCAGGAGAACGAGAGTATAACCCGCTTTTTGTACGGGTTCCTCGTATTGAGTTTGTATCAATATGGGATTTCTTTCCTGATCCAAATGCAACGAGTCTTGATGAATGCGAATATGTACTTCATCGCCATAAACTCAATAAGTCACAGCTTAGGTCTTTAAGCAAGCTTCCATACTTTGATGAAGATAGTATTCGTGAGGCTCTTAGGCTTGGCCCTAATTATGTTGAAAAAGACTATGAGCATGAGTTAAAAGACGATCATCGATCAGAAGAATATGGTTCTAACAAGTACGAAGTTCTTGAGTACTGGGGAATCATGGATGCTGAGTATGCTCGTGAAGTTGGCATGGATGTTGCTGATGATGTAGATGATCTTGATGAGATTCAGATTAATGCTTGGGTCTGTAACGGACTTGTGCTTCGTGCTGTTGTCAATCCATTTACGCCTTCACGCATACCTTATCATGCTTTCCCGTATGAGCGCAACCCATACAGCTTCTTTGGTATTGGCGTAGCAGAAAACATGGACGATAGTCAGCAGATCATGAATGGTCACGCACGTATGGCTATCGACAACCTAGCTCTTAGTGGCTCGTTGGTCTTTGAAGTTGATGAGTCTATGTTGGCTGGTGGTCAAAGCATGGAAGTATATCCCGGTAAGATCTTCCGTCGTCAAGCAGGAATGCCGGGTCAAAGTATTCATGGACTAAAGTTTCCAAACACATCACAAGAAAACATGATGATGTTTGACAAGTTCCGACAGCTTGCAGACGAGCAAACAGGTATTCCAAGCTACTCACACGGTATGACAGGCGTTCAGAGCATGACACGAACGGCGTCAGGAATGTCTATGTTGCTTGGCGCAGCGTCACTAAACATTAAGACAGTTGTTAAGAATCTAGATGACTTTTTGTTGCGGCCTTTAGGTCTTGCATACTTCCAATGGAACATGCAATTCTTTGAAGGCTCTTTAAAAACTGAGGGTGATTTAGAGATTAAGGCTATGGGTACAAATAGCTTAATGCAAAAAGAAGTAAGAAGTCAACGACTAACTATGTTCTTGCAGACAGCACAGAACCCTGCCGTTGCTCCGTTCGTTAAGATGTCTAAGCTTATCTCTGAACTTGCATACAGCTTAGATCTTGATCCAGATGAAATTTTAAATGATCCAGAAGAAGCGGCCATTGCTGCACAAATAATAGGACTACAAAATAATGTTGGACAAACAGCTGGCAGCGAAGCTGTCCCCACTGGCGAGCAACCCGGAGTTATGGGAGGCCCTGAAGGAGTACCTGAATCACCGCAAGACCTTGGAGCTACAGGGACTGGTGGCGGCAACATCGGAACAGGAAATGTTCCGCAAGCAGGGGAGAGTGAATTTGCTGGATAATTTGATGTCATTGCCTGCACAAATTAAAGCCGCAAAGGAATTTAAAGATGAGTAAAGAATTTCCAGATTTGACAGGTGACGGCAAAGTCACACAAGCAGACATCCTTAAAGGACGTAAGGTCTTTGCAGAGGGTGGCTCATTAATGGTTCCTGTAGAGCGTCAACAGAAAAGTGCTGGCGGCGTTATCTTTAAGCAAGTATTAAAAGCAATCTCTAAGCCTAAAACAACTAAAGCAAAAGCAATTACTACTGAGCTAAAAGAAAAATATGATCCATCTGAAATAGAAGAAATGGCAGAGTCTTTTGTTGAGGCCGTTGAAAACAACACAAAAATGACTAGCAAAGGAACAGTTTCTTTAAAGACTCCACTATCTAACATTGCTCAAGAAGCTGCAGATACTTTAAATGAAAATAGAGATGTGACAAAAAACTTTATTGATGCAAAAGACATCATTAAGATATCACGACTAGACGATTTACGTGCTGGTGGTGGTGGTAAGACAGATAATCTTTTAGATTCAATCATACAATCAGTAGGTTCAGTCACTGAAAAGCCAAGTGTTATGGGAAGCTTTATTCCTGACGAAGCTGCAGGCACTCGACCTGTCAGAAAATCTCAAGTGCTTTCTGCAGTTAAAGGAGCAGCTGCGGGTTCTTTGTTAACTGGCGGTGCTATGTCAGCTTGGAATGCATTAAATGAAATGCCGCCTGTAGATAAAAAAGAAGCTTCTGCTTTTGAGAAAGCTTTTAGTAAAGCCTTTAATGAAGGTGAAGAAACTTTTATGTTCGACGGTAAAGAATATACAACAGAAGTCCGAAAAGGAAAAGCACACGGTGGATCTATGACATTACTATTGCCCGTTGAAGATATGAAGCCTGACGTAGAAATGGAAAACGATTACGTTTCGTATGTTATGGACGAAACACTATCAGATGATGAAATGACATATGTAAACAAAGCATTAGAGTCGGATAACCGATTGAGTGAGTTGTTTGACAAAATAGTGCTGGCATCAGCAGAATTTACAGGTGCTGGGGAAGTAGACGGACCCGGTACTGGCACATCAGATGAGATACCTGCACGACTCTCAGACGGAGAGTTTGTATTTACAAAGAAAGCAGTAGATCAGATTGGTGTAGAAACACTTGAAGAAATGATGAAGGACGCAGAGGCCGAGTATGATGCGTCTAGACAAGACATGGCAGTTGGTGGAATCATGAATGATCCAACACAAGATGAGAAAGCTGTACTGCCTGACGAAGCTATGAGTGATGATGAGATTGAAGAGCAGATGCTTGATTCTAATCGCATTCCTAGCTTAATGCGACGATAAGGCTACCTAAAAAGTTTTTAGCCCCTTATCATAAACGATAACCTTGAGGCCACCTTGTAATCTCAAGACCCTAGAATTACTTCTAGCCACCTTGAAAACAAACAAGCCCCGAAAAGGAGTAAGACATGACTGAAGTACACGAACCAGAAGCTAATCCATACAATGCAAATAAATCTTGGCACGAGGAGTCAGAAGCATCTAACGGATCAGCAGAGAGTCTATTTTTCGAATCAGAAGGTTCCGATGAGGCTACCCTAGAAGAGGCCCCTCAAAAGCAAAAAGGAACTAACTATAAGAAAAGGTATGACGACCTAAAACGACACTACGATGAAAGGATCGCAGAGTTTAAACAAAAAGAGCAAGAACTGTTAGCACAAGCGCAGGCAGCTCAACCATCTTATCAGCCGCCAAAATCAGCTGAAGAGTTGGAGCAGTTTAGAACTCAATATCCTGATTTGTATGAAACTGTAGAGTCTGTTGCACATCTACGAAGTCAAAAAGAAGTACAGGCACTTCAACAAAAGATGCAAGCCATCGAAGAGCGAGAAGCAATGATCTCTCGACGTGAAGCTGAAACTAAGTTGCGAGACCGCCATCCTGACTTTGAAGATATTCGCGGAGACGAAGGGTTTCATGAATGGGCAAAAGAACAGCCTGTAGAAATACAAGGTTGGATCTATAACAACCCAGATAATGTTAGTTTAGCAAGTCGTGCTATAGATATCTATAAAATGGAAATGGGCATGAATGTAGGAAGCCCTAGAAATCAGTCAAGTCGAAAAACGTCTAGAAAAGAAGCTGCAAGTTTAGTATCTACTAAGACTACAACAGTAGACACTAAGCAGCCAAAAATTTGGACGACTCGGGAAATAGCTGCCCTATCTATGGACGACTATGATCGACTTGAAAAGGAAATTGATCAAGCCGCCCAAGAAGGCAGAGTAATTAAATAACTTTGTTTTTAAGGAGTCAATACAATGGCTAGTAATACATCCGATCAGTATTTTGCTCAATCATCGGGGAGCAACTTCTCTGGCAACAACTTCATGCCAGAACTCTATTCCAAGAAGGTACTTAACTTCTTCCGTAAGGCGTCTGTTGCAGAAGCAATCACTAACACTGATTATGCTGGTGAGATCTCTGCGTTTGGTGATTCAGTTAAGATCATCAAAGAGCCAGTAATCACTGTCGATCAGTACGAGCGTGGTGGTTCTGTAACTGCAACAACTTTGACTGACAACGAAGTAACTCTTGTTGTTGATACGGCGAACGCATTCAAGTTCATCGTAGACGACATCGAAACTTCAATGTCTCACGTCAACTTTAAGGAAGTTGCTTCATCTTCAGCTGCTTACGCACTGCGTGATGCATTCGACACAGGCGTAATTGCTAAGTTGTTTGCAGGCGTTCCTGCGTCAGCTCCTAACCACATCCTTGGTTCGGATAGTGCAACTGATCTTGCAGCTGGTACTTTCGATGGTACTGGTAACCTTGACATCGGCTATGCTTCTGGCGAGCACGATCCAATTGATGTTCTTTCACACATGGCACGTCTTCTTGACGAGCAGAATGTTCCTGAAGAAGGTCGTTGGTTCCTTGCTAACCCAGAGTTCTATGAGCAGCTTGTACAGACTAGCTCTAAGCTTATGAGCGTTGACTTTAACGCTGGTCAGGGTTCAATCCGTAACGGTCTCGTATCTTCTGGTAAGTTGCGTGGCTTTGACATGTACAAGACTAACAATATTGCAGCTACTTCTAATGCAGCTGGTAAGTGTATTGCTGGTCATATTTCATCTACTTGTACTGCACAGACTATCATCAACACTGAAGTAGTCCGTGACACTGCAAGCTTTGGTGACATTGTACGTGGTCTTCACGTCTACGGAGCTAAAGTACTTCGTCCTGAAGCACTTGTCTCTGCCTTCTACGGCATCGACTAAAGCGGAGTGGGGGATGAAATACTCCCCCTTTTCTATTATGCCACAGATTGGAAGCGAACAAAATCCTATTCGTATGAGCGCTAAACGGACAGTTAAAGTTAGCGGTCAATATTTAAAAAGCGAAAATAAAAAGAAATACGATGAAAATTATGATCGTATTTTTGGGAGAAAGAAAGATGGGAATGAAAAAAGATAAGCGCATGAAATATGGTATGGGCGGCACAGCACGAGAATCTTATATGGGTGGTGGAATGTATCGTAACCCAATGGCTCATGGCGGCAAAGCAGGTTATAGCAGTATTCGAGACATGGAAAAGGCTTGCATGACTAAAGCAGACTACAACATGTCAATGCGTCAAAAATGAAAGTCAAAGCCCCTGAAGGCTATCACTGGATGAAGAAGGGCAAAGAATATAAGCTCATGAAAGATCCTAGAGATGGCTACAAACCCCACAAAGGTGCTTCGAAAGAAGCTAACTTTGAAATTCAAAAGGTTCATAAGAAATAATGGCTGCTACTTATCTTGAAATTACAAACGAGTTGTTGCGAGAGTTGAATGAAGTAGCTCTCACATCTTCGACGTTTGCTGGGGCTATTGGTGTTCAGCAACATATTAAGGATTGTGTAAACAGAGCATACCTTGATATTGTTAATGAAGAACCTCAATGGCCTTTTCTTGCTGTAGATACAAGCGGTTCTACAGATCCTTTTTATGGTAATACTTATGTAGAAACTGTAGCAGGCACTCGTTGGTATTTGTTGAAGCCTACATCGTCTAGTTTGACAACAGACTATGGCTACATTGATTGGGATAATTTTTACTTGACAACAATTGGTGTGACAGACGAAACAGCGCCTTATGTAAGTAAAAACCTTAAGTTTACAACTACAGAAGAATGGAAAGACTTTGTACGCACAGCAGAAAACCAAGATGATGCAGATACGCAAAATCATGGTGAGCCTAGCAAAGTTATCATTAGCCCAGACAATCGTAAGTTCGGGCTAAGTCCTATTCCAGATAAAGTTTATCGCGTTTATTTCTTTGCATACAATCTGCCGACAGAACTAAGCGCACATGGAGATGAAATCGTATTCCCAAATATTTACAAGCCTGTATTGCTTGCTAGAGCTAGATACTATATTCATCAGTTTAAAGAAAGCTCGCAAGCTGCAGCATTTGCACTAGAAGATTATAAGCGTGGCTTAAAGCTCATGAAAGGAAATCTCATGAGTCCAACGCCTAACTATATGAAAACAGATCGCGTGAGGTTTGTATAAATGTCTCAGCCCTTTGGCGTTTCATGTAGAGGTGGCTTAAACACCAACCTCAACCAGCTTGAAATGCTTCGACAGCCCGGACTTGCTACACGCCTTAGAAACTTTGAGGTAGATCCTGATGGCGGCTATCGACGTATTAATGGCTTTACGCAATATGGTGATACACGTCCCAATAGTGATAATGACATTCTTGGGATTTTTGTGTATGGCGATGGTGTGGTTGTTTGCTCAGGTACTGATATACATTTTAGTATTGATGGCTCAACGTGGATACAAATTAATAAAGACAGTGTGGCTAATGGTGGTGATGACTATACCACTTTTACAGGTCGCAGTGCCTTAACACGTACAGGTCAAGGTCAATGCTCGTTTGCACTTTTTGAAGGTGCAACATTTGATTATGGCGAGTTGATCATTGCAGACGGTGCTAACAAGCTTTATTCGTTCCGCATGGAAGGCTCTGGCGCACTAACAACTCGTACATTCTTTGCGCTTGAAATTACAGTAGATGGTACTAATGGCGTTAAGTACATAGCCAACCACGACCATCACCTTATTGCAGCAGGCGTAGAAAATAATTTAAATACAGTTTACTACAGTGTTTACAATGACCCTGATAACTTTACAGGTACTGGTGCTGGCTCAGTAGTTATATCAGATCAGATTCAAGGCATTCGTGGATTTCGTACTGATTTGATTGTGTTTGCTAAGAACAGTATTCATAAACTTATAAACATTAATGATGCTGCAAATATACGCATTGACCCTATTACAGAAAACGTAGGATGTTTATCAGGGTATAGCATTCAAGAAATTGGCGGTGACCTTTTGTTCTTGAGTCCTGACGGTATTCGTACTATTGCTGGTACAGCCCGTATTGGTGACGTTGAGTTGAGTTCAGTATCTCGACAGATTCAAAGTGTTATCGGAGACATAGCAGACTCAATCAACACGTTTACTATTGATAGCTGTGTATTGCGTTCTAAGTCTCAGTATCGTTTATTTTATACGGATAAAGCTTTAGGTTCAAATGTTTCTAAAGGAATTATTGGTACGTTTACTGCTAATGGCTTTGAATGGGCTGAAACGCTTGGCATTCAAGCTATGGGACTCACAACAGGATTTGATAACAACGGGGTTGAAAAAGCTTTTCATGGTGATAAAGATGGATATATTTACAATCATGATGCAGGCAATGCTTTTAATCCCGCTGGCGTTGCTTCAAACATAGAAGCTATTTATCAAACACCAAACTTTGACTTTGGTGATATTGGTACACGTAAAACAGTTAAATACGCACGGTTGTCTCTTAGCCCAGAAGGTGAGATTCAGCCAACACTTCGTATGCGTTTTGACTACGAAGACACAGATATTCCACAGCCTCCAGATTATGTTCTGGACTCTGTGCCGCTTCCTGCGATCTTTGGTAGTGCTATTTTTGGTACAGCAACCTTTGGCGCTAGTAACGACCCAATGGTTCGACAGCCCGTAGAAGGCAGCGGAAACACAGTAAGTTTTAGAATTACAAGTACAGATACTAAAGCGCCATATGCAGTCAATGGCCTTTACATAGATTATATGCCATCAGGTAGGAGATAAACATGGCCCAGAATTACACTCGACAAAGTACGTTAAGTGATGGCGATACTATTACGGCCTCATTGTTTAATGATGAGTATAACCAGTTAGTTAATGCCTTTACGTATTCAAGCACTTCAGCATCTTCTACTGGTCACCGTCACGACGGCTCTTCTGGTCAAGGTGGTAACATCTTTAAGATTGGCGATTTAGATTTTCTTAACAAGATTGAAGTAGACAGCACCAATAATCGTTGGGGTTTTTATGTAGAGGTTTCTAGTGCAGCAGTCGAGCAGATTCGTATTCAAGATGGCGCTATTGTTCCTGTTACTACTAATGATATTGATCTGGGTACTGCCTCACTCCAGTTTAAAGACCTTTATATTGATGGGACTGCTAATGTTGATAGTCTTACACTAACTTCTGGCGCAACAGTCACAACCATTCTTGATGAAGATGATTTGTCTTCAGATAGTGCTACAGCACTCGTAACTCAACAGTCCGTAAAAGCGTACGTTGACTCACAAGTCACTGCACAAGACCTAGACTTCCAAGCAGACTCTGGTGGTGCGCTAAGTATCGACCTAGACAGCGAGACACTGACCTTTACGGGTGGCACTGGTATTGATACGTCTGGTTCAGATAATGCTGTTACCTTTGCTATTGACTCTACCGTTGCCACACTGACTGGCACTCAGACGCTAACTAATAAGACTCTGACTTCTCCTGACGTAAACACTCCTGACATTGACGGTGGTACTATTGACGGTACTGTCATTGGTGGTACTACTCCTGCCGCTGTTTCTGCTACTACTGTTTCTGCTACAGGTAACATTACTGTAGGCGGTACTGTAGATGGCCGTGATGTTGCTACTGACGGTACAAAGCTAGACGGTATTGAGTCTGGTGCTACTGCTGACCAAACAGCCGCAGAGATTCGCACACTGGTTGAGTCTGCTACTGACTCTAACGTTTTTACTGATGCAGACCATACGAAACTTGATGGCATTGAAGCAAACGCTACAGGCGACCAAACTAATGCTGAAATTAGAGCCGCAGTAGAAGCCGCTACAGACTCCAATGTATTCACTGATGCAGATCACAGTAAGCTAGACGGTATCGAAGCCTTAGCAGACGTAACGGACACGACTAATGTCACTGCCGCTGGTGCTGTCATGGACAGTGAGTTGACCAATGAGACTGCTGTTAAGTCTTTGGATCAAGGCGTTGCTACTACTGATAGTCCTACCTTTGCAGGCGTTACTGTCAATGGAACCGTAGAGTTTGACGGTCTGTCTGGCACAGGTGCTGTTAGCGTTACAGACATCCTTGACCAAGATGATATGTCTAGCAACAGTGCTACAGCATTGGCTACTCAACAGTCGATCAAGGCGTATGTCGATTCTCAGGTTGCTACAGCAGACACACTGGCTGAAGTCCTTGCTAACGGTAACACCACTGGCGGTACAGACGTTGCCTTCGGTGACAACGACAAGGCTATCTTCGGTGCGGGTAGCGACTTAGAAATCTACCACGATGGGTCAGCAAGCTATATCGTAGATAACGGTACAGGCAATTTACGCTTGCAGGGTGTTGTGCAAGTTGCAGACGATCCATCATCCAACGATGGACGCATTTTATTTGGTGATGACGGTAACGCCAAAGGCATTATTCATTACGACTATAGTTTAGGCGATTTTCTATTTGAAAACACTTGGGCTAATTCTGCTGGAGAATTTAAGTTTACAGCCAATAGTGTAAATGCCCTTACCGTTTCTGACGCAGGCATCGACGTAACGGGTACTGTGACTGCTGATAGTTACGACATTGGTACTTTAGGTACTTTAGGTAGTGTAGCTACAGACAGGTTGTTTATTGCTACTGCGGATGGTCTTGGACTACAGTTTGATTTTGATAACAGCAGAATTGTACCTGTTGGCGCTGACGGTTCTACTTACAATAACAATGTAAGTCTAGGTTCTTCGGGCTTAGAATTCAAAAATCTTTTGCTATCTGGTAATGCTACTGTCGGCGGTACTGTGACGGCTGATGGTTTGACTGTTGATGCAAGCACATCAGAAATGATCACGCTTAATCACAGCACTCCGTCGAATTTGACAGCAATTGGGCAAGACTCTTCTGGTGATTTCCGTATACGTAGTGACAGCGTCAACAGACTAAAGTCGTATGCTAACGGTGACTTTGAACTTTACGAAGACACTGGCACGACTGCGAAGTTCGAGTGGGACAGTAGTGAAGAATCCTTAACTATTGGCGGCGGTAGTACAACTCAACAAACGTTACGAGTTACAGGCGCACACGCATCAGCACTTTCTACAGGCTTTGATAATCAGGTCGTTAAAGTAGTAAACACGTCTGCCTCTAAGCTGGCAGGTATAGATTTTGTTGCCGCTAATACCAACGGCGATGCTGGCACTATTGCAAGACTAGGCGGATTTAACACTTCAAGCTCTAGTTATCTTGGTGAGATAACACTGTCTACTAGAGACGGCACTGGCATGGTTGAGCGTGTCCGTGTTGATGCAAGCGGGAATGTCGGTATTGGTACAGATTCTGTTATTTCTGGAGCCAGATTAGATGTAAGAGGGGCTAATGCTAATAACCTATCTAGCTTAGACGCGCAAGTTTTAACTGTCCAAGACACAACTTCTTATGCGGCTAATGTTGGTGGTGGCATTGCTTTTGGCTACAAGTTTAACTCGTCAGGAGCGTCTATCCAGCGCGGCGCTGTCATTAAAGCCGTAAAAGAAAATGGTACTGACGGTGACTATAGCACCTCAATGGCGTTTGCTACTGTTGCCAACGGTGGTCAAACAACCGAAAAGATGCGCATCGACTCTAGCGGGAATGTTGGTATCGGCACTAGCAGTCCTGCATATACGTTGCACACAAAGTCAAGTTCAGGTGGTGTAGCTTTAATAGAAAGTACAGCCTCAAACAGCGACTTATATCTTAAAGATAGTGGAACAACGTATAACTATTCCAACGGCATAGGGTCTGTTGGAGATGCTTTGCGTTTTAGGTCTGGTGATGGCACAGAAGCCATGCGTATCGACTCAAGCGGCAACTTGTTGGTTGGGAAGTCAGTAACAACCTTTAACACAACAGGAATGCAAATTGACGGCTCTAACGGCAATTTCTCAATCACTGCCTCTGGAGCAACTACAGCATTTTTTAATCGCACATCTACTGATGGTGCTATCGCTGAATTCTACAAAGACGGCACAGCAGTCGGTAGTATTGGTACTGCTAATGGCAATGCTTTTATTTTGAGTAACGATGTTGGCTTAACGTTTGCTGGTGGTAACGACGCAATTTTTCCAACAACATCAGCTGGAGCTTACAGAGATGCCGCTATTGATTTAGGCGGTTCGGGTCAACGCTTCAAAGACCTTTACCTGTCAGGCAATGCGTATGCAAACACTTACCGCCATGATGGTGATTCAGATACATACTTGAATTTCCCAGCGGCAAATCAATTATCTTTAGTTGGTGGTGGTGCAACAATAGTAAAAGCGTATCAAATAGCAGGTGCTTATGGTGTTTTAGAAGCTCATGGAAGCGGCTCTGCTACTTACCCAAACTACACTTTTAATGGCGATAGTAATACAGGAATGTATCGGGCAACTACTGATACATTAGCTTTCACTACAGGCGGCTCAGAACGCATGCGCCTAGATGCTTCTGGCAACTTGTTGGTTGGGAAGACTTCTACCAATATAGCTGTTGCTGGGTGTCGCTTGGGTAGTTTTGGAGCAATTTTAACTCGAGGTGATGGCGCTGAACCTTTGCGTGTAAACCGAACTGGCTCTGATGGTGACGTTATAAAAATAGACAAAGACGGCACAACAGTCGGTAGTATCCAATCTAGAGCAGGCGTTGTTTCTACCATAATTCTAGACCCTCGTTCTGGGCAAGGCGCAGGTTTAACAGGGGCTGGAGCAGGCGGAGATACACTACGTCACATAACCCCTACTAATGAGTCTGGCACTGAAGTTGACGGTAAAGTTTCTCTAGGTAATTCAAGCAATGGCTTCAAAGACCTTTACCTGTCAGGCGGTGCGTACCTAGGCGGCACAGGTTCAGCCAATCTGCTAGACGACTTCGAAGAAGGTGATCACACAACCAGTATCACTTGCTCAACCTCTGGAACAGTTACAGTAAATACTACGTTTGATAGTGTTTCTTATGTAAAAGTTGGGCGGCTAGTAACAGTAACTGGCCTTGTAATTGTTGGTACAGTTTCCTCTCCAGTAGGTGCTTTTTCCATATCAATGCCTTTTGTTGCCGCAAGTTCTGGCGTTGCAAAAAGAGGCTCAGATTCAGCCGCCGCAATAACAGTGCATAATGGTGTGTCAGCAAATTCAGCAGACTATGTATCAACCATAGGCGTAGGTTCAAGTTCACTTACTGTTTACTTAGGTGACGATCCTGATATTCAAACCGATAGCGCACAGCAATTGCAAACAGGCACACAAATTTCCTTCCATATATGCTATCCCACAAACTAATTATCTCAAGTGGATTCTTGAGACGGACTAAAGGAGAAAGACAATGGCATTAACTAAAAGCGTAACAGCAGACAAAATTGAAGTAGTCACAGGACAAGACGAGGACGGCAACGACGTAACCTCTGTTCAAGTACGGACTGCTACTAAGGTACTCGAAGACGGCGCTGTAATTTCACAGTCGTATCACCGTCATGTAATTCAATCAGGTGACGACTACTCATCTGAACCCGCTAACGTACAGGCTATTTGTGTAGCCGCATTTGGAGACTAAGACATGGCTACATGGACTATCGCAAACCTTGAGCGTAACGTGGCAGACGGCGGTGTAACCGTTGCACACTGGCGTGTTACTGAATCTGAAACTGTTGGTGACGACACATTTACTGCCTCTGCATACGGCACTGTAGGTTTTACACCTGACGCTGATGCTTCTGACTTTGTTGCTTACGACAGTCTGACAGAAGCTACTGTATTGGGCTGGGTACACGCAGAGGTAGATCAAGATGCTACTGAAGCGGCACTGACGGCTAACATTGCGGCTCAGAAGAACCCTGTGTCTGCTGATGGGATGCCTTGGTAATGGGCATGCTTATGGATATTGCGAACATCGCAACTTCAGTTATTGCAGTATGCTCATTGATTGCTGCTCTAACGCCCACACCGAAGGATGACGTGTGGATCGGGAAGGCGTACAAGTTCCTTGAGGTCTTGGCGCTTAATGTAGGTAAAGCTAAACAGTAAGGAGTAACGACGATGGGAAAAAATGAAAAGACCCCAATCACCGTGAACGATAAAGAGTACATTGTTGAGGATATGAACGATCAGCAAAAGCTACTCTTAAACCATGTAAATGACTTAGATCGCAAACTGGCGAGCGCTAGGTTTAACGTAGATCAACTCGCAGTTGGCCGTGATGCCTTCATCCAGCGTCTAGCAGAAGCGCTAGAGCAGGAAGTCGTTACAGATGCTGATTACGATGAGGTTGCTGATCAGGAGGATTAATGCCTCTCATTACTCTGGATATCCCACCGGGGATTGTACGGAACGGAACAGACCTGGAGTCGGCAGGCCGTTGGAGAGATGCAAGCCTAGTTAGATGGCGAAACAACTCTTTGCGACCTGTTGGCGGCTGGGATACCAGAAAGGCTGCGGCGGCGTCTCAACCGCCCCGTGGCGCTGTTACGTGGCTCGATAACTCAGGAGACATTCACTATGCCTTCGGCACAGCGGATAACCTATACACCGCGCTAGACTCAAACACCATTATTGATATCACCCCG